TTCCTTTCACAACAGCCCCTCGAACCAATCTATGTGGTGGCATATACGTTTTACCGGAAGGCAATACAGCCTTTGCGGCAGGCTTCAAGCCTTTCCATATTTGCCTTCCACCAAAAATTGCAGCGCCACCAAGAAGTTTGCCGACGCCCCTAACGGTGTTCCATCCAAGCCCGGCCCGTTTTGCAAACAACTCATTAATTGGCGCACTTGCATTGTCGAATACGTCTCGACTTGCGTCATGCATTTTGTGCATCTGTTTCTTGATGATTGAGGTTTTTTGATTGTTCCTGATCATATGGGTAAGAGGCAATACGCCATATCCAGACACAAGACCAGCAATCCCAAGAGCAACAGATGTTGGCATTTTCTGCCCGAATGCTCTTGATAGTCCAAATGTCGTGCCGCCAGTAACACCAGCGAGAAGCGTTCTGTTCAACAAATTGTCTTCCACCGGCGAGTCTTCAATGGCGTCGGCAACTCCCTTGAGGAGCTTTATCTTGGCCTCTATTCCAACATTGCTCACACTCATGACTTAGCCATTTCCCTGGCGATTGATTCACTTATCTTGGACGCGACCCCTTCGGCCCGATCGTGCATTGCCTTGAACGCGGCGGCCTTTTCAATAGATAGAAGGAAGGTTTTAACCGGTTCAAGTATTGTAGATTGATCGTTTATCGTCATGGATGACAGCTTAGTGAATTCGCTGTTAACGACAAACCCGTGCTTATGCAGATCTGCTTGAATAATACTATATGCAGATGCAACCTTTTCAAAACCAAGACCCATAGAAACAGCAAGCCTTGCAGAAATCTTTGCCATGTCGCCAATCGATTCGTTATTGGCAACCATGACGCGCGCATCATGAGACATTTTTGTAAACGCCTCTTCGGCATTTCCAACTTCTGATACACGCATGGATTCAAAATCTCTCGCGAGTTTCTCCATCCTGTCCTTGAGATTCACCATTATTCGCAGAGATCCAAGCTTCTTGAATACAGATGCGTCCTCTGCGGTTTTTTCAGACTCGACGACGCGAGGATTGATCTGTGTTCTGAAGTCAACCGGAGGAGTGTCGTATTCTTTCATTTCGATCTCTCTTTGCTTGATGTTGGTAAGTATTTCGTTCCAATCGGCCATTTCGAATTGTATGTTGGATTTATCTACAGATGAATCGTTGAACAGGGATAGGTAAACATTCTGGTTAGCCTGCTCACATACTCGTTTGAGAATTTCATCATTTTCGATCTCTCCAGCGACGTACGCTTGAAAGATAACATCATTCATACTGTTGCCGGTCAGCAGATAATTTTCTGCAGCACGGTGAGCAACCTGTTTGATGGAATCGATAAGTTCCATGTCAATATCCGCTCATGTTTACTTCTGGTGGTTCTTTCATGCCTTTATAGAGCGCGTACGCCCCAACTCCAGCAGCGCCAGTTGCTCCCATTGCCAGGGCGTTTCCAAGTCCAGCAAAACCCTTCTTGAACGTTGGAAAGTATTTGTTAAACGACCCGCCAACTATCGATATTGGCTTATGCAGGAATGGCATCACATTGGTAGCCATCAATGACCCGAGTGATGAATTCTTTTCCAACTCGTTGCGGAATGAAGCCATGGCAATCTTATTCATATTCGTCCTCTTAACGCAAATATAGCATGTAATCAACCGCCCATCAACAAAATACCAGCTTGCCATATGCGAAATGCAAACGTATATTACCGACAGCCCTAAGGAGGCCGCTCATGAGCGATGAATACAACTTCCAGGAAGAGCTGGTCAAATCGGTAATCAATGCAGACCCGAAGCTTGACAGACATGAGCTTCTCGTTGATATCTTCAAGGCGTATGTCGCAAAGCTTTTCGAATTGAAGATCAGCCGTGGGGACAGGATGCCGCTCGATGTCCTGGTTGTCGTCAAGCGCAACCTGATCCACGAATTCAGAAAAGCTAATCTGGCCGAATACCAGAAAAGCGTCGAGTGGTACGAAGACTTGTTTGATAAGACGGTGCAGGAGATTCTGAGCGAGGCAGCTCTGCGGCACAAAGGACAGGACTCGGTCAGTTTGGCAGACCAGACCCTCGGTATCCACAAGAAGCAATATGCAGCATCACACGACATGAAGGTCGCTCCGTCCGGCCTGATTGTTCCAGGCTAATGTGGCGTCCCTTTTGGCGATGAGCTTTTGGTTACCACATTGCGTTTTTGAGCAAGGTAATTGCGGTACTCAACTATGTTCATCCCCTTTTGCTTACGATCCCTCTCTGCGGCAGAAGCTTTTTGAAGAGCTATGGCTGCCGGAACTGGCCGAGTGTTAATGAGGCGTTCGGCCAGCTTTGTGAACAATTGAATGACCTGAGCCTGCTTGACATGTTCTGGAAGATTGTCGATATTCTTGGTCTCTTTGGCCCACCTCTTGGCAGTACCTTTGACAACTTCTCCACGCTCTTCTTTCGCGAACATCATCCGCATCTGTGCTTTTGATTTGAATGGCATAGCTTACCCCAGAACCCTGTGGGTGTCTTCGGCGTACTGGTCTTCATTCATACCACCAACAAGATACTTGTTGTATTCACCACGATGTATGCCGGCCGCCATCCTGCAGAACATGTACGCGTGGAAGGCATCGTCTGGTATGTTGTGGTCGTACTTGGTCAGCCTGGTTCGATCGCTATACTCGGAATAAATGCCAAGGAAGTCATCGGAGAAGTCTTGAAATGACGCGTAATTGAAGAAGTCGACCTCAGCACGCTTGATCTGCATGAAGATGTCGGTCATCATTCTTGTGCGATTGATGAGATAGGTTCCCTTGAACCTGTCCCATTTGATCTTCTGCTTCAGTGTCGCGTGCTCATAGACTTCGCCGAACTTTGAAGCGGTCAGCTTCTGAACCATCATAGCGTTCGATGTACGCCCGTCCCCGGTATCGGCAAGTGTAAGGGTGACTCCATACTGTTCGATGATCCTCAGCATGTCTTCAACCTGGAGAAGCGGGTCTGACATTCTTCCTGAGTATCGCTTCATGTACAGCAATCTGAATCGACTGTTGATGAACGTGCCGATACAAATCATGCTATACGATGTCCCGTTCGCCGTATCCCCTTTGCCCCAGTCTATTCCTGCGTATTTCGGAAGATCGGATATCAACGGATGACCAAAGGCACGTTCTGGTTCGATGACCTCAATACTGTCTTTGCATACGGCGCGGATCTCCATGATGTTGAGCGGATGGCGTGCGTTGGCGTACGGAAGGGCAAGAACTTCGTTGAAGTACTTCTCAGTCGAATAAATCTTGCGGGTGTTGATGACGTTGATCTTCCAAGCTTCTGGATTCCTTGGGTTGTTGATCCACTCAAGGACAATCTGAGGAAGCCGGTATCCATCAATAAACCCTTCCGGGTTCATGGATATCCATCGCCCATCCTGATAATGGATCGGCTTACCGCACTTGTTACATATCAGGCATGTCGGACCAATGTTGTTTTCATTGATGTAGTTCCATTTGTTGCAATGGGTACACTTGATGATCCACTCATTCTGACTTGAGTTGCCCCAATACTTCTCAAGCGTATTCTCCATTGTTTTCGGAGTACCTGCGTATATGCGGCTGTTGAACAGGTGCATTGGCAGGCCAGGATGAATTTCTTTCATCTGTTCATACTTGGCCAAACTGTGGCTCATACACTGTTCGATGACCGGGATATGGTCACTGATCATATCCTGTATCTCATCGAGGCACGTTTCATCAGCAGATATTCCACGGATTGAGTCAGCAGAGTGGAAGGCCGATCTGAGATAGATGCGACTTCCGTTGACCATTTCCTTGTAGTACACCTGGTCTTTGGTGCTGGTGTCTACATAGTGGTTGCTGATGATTTCTGATCCGCGCAGTGTTCCGTCAAGCTTGTCTGTTGAAAAAACCGATACCTGGTTTCCAGTGGGCGCAACGTACAGGGCGTGATAGTTTGGATATTTCAGGCATGGCAATGTAAGCTTGTTGCCAATGGTGGTAGACTTATGGGTCTGTCTGCCAAACTTGAGAAGCAGTGCATTTGATTTACGATTGTATATAGGAAACAGGTGGCGCATTGTATCTGGCGGCATATGCATTGGCATGCCGTTGATACGAAACACGCTTGTTGCGAATGCAACAGGAGAAATGTTCATTGCATGTCGCCCTTAATGTCTTTGATGACATCAGGGTTATCTTTGATGTTGACGATCTTCTCATCTGTAAACTCAGAGAACTCAAGCTCAACCTGCTGCATCCGCTCGAAGAAGTCGTCTTTATCCATATTCTCAGGCGGCTTGCCCTTATCGGCCTTCAAGAACGTTTCAAGCCATTTTCCTGCAAGCTTAGCCCGCTGTTCTTCAAGGTTGCGATACCGAGTCATCTTCTGGCTGAATTCGCCGATCTTGTCGTTGAATCCAGTGGACTCCTCTGACTCTACGCTCTGAGTCGCGTTCATGGATTCGTAGTATTTGAAGTACGAATCCCGCTTTACCTGGTCAAGAAAATCGGCCGTGCCGGGGACCCTGGTTGAGCGGTACCCGATCTTCCACTTGATGTATTCAGAATCATGGAAGACGAACCCTATGTCTGAACCATCATTGGACGGTTCATTTTCAGTAGGTAGAAATTTTTCACTGCCCTTCCGTATGCTTCGGACGATGACAGAGTTGTCCTGGAATGGAATACACGACTCAACGGCATCCTTTGCCGTCATGCCATCTGTGTTCCAAAATATTGATTGGTATCGGCCTATCGCATCGACGCCAATCTTCTTCTTGTATTTGAACTGGACAACATCCGATATCTGGTCTGGCGGCTCGCCGTTGAACAAGAAGATGTTGACAAGGCACATGATGTCACGGTAGGTGTGAATCCACATGCAGTCGTCAAACCACTTGAAATACAGCGGAGATCCATCGGAGCGCTTGCCGCTGGAATTGATATAATCGTAGAAATCCAGTATACCAAAGTGTTCAAGCCATTGTTTATGCGTCTCATCCGATGGGTCAAGTGAAGTACCGCTCTCAATCAAAGACTTGATTGAACTGGGCAGCGTGTCCTTCAGCTCTTTGAATATCACGCCAACTGCAGCATCTTCGACGTGGTACCCAAAAGACTTGAGCTTGTCGACGATGTATGGTATGCTCTTGTTGAAGAGCAGAAGCGTTATGATGAAGCGCTTGAATGGTATGACCACCATAGGTATGCTCCTACATTACAAAATATACTACATTTTGTGTCATGCTCCACCCTTAGCTTGCATTCACCCCTTACCATAACTATATTATTGTCGTAACGAGGAATTATCAAGGAGAATGCTCATGAATCTCAAGCCAGATATGGCTAAGTTGCGGGAGCTTGCAAAGAAAATAAAGACCCCTCTGATAAGTTCTGCTGCCGGCGTCGCTGCTGGCAGCATCGTCGGCGGTGCCGTTGGCCATAGGATTGGTAAGAAGAAGGGCGCTAAGCGTACGGCTATGTCGTTGGCAACGGAGTTTGGGAAATTCAACAAGATTGAGAACCAGGCTCTTGCGCAACATGCGTACATGGCCGGCCTGCGAGACGCTGCGGCCATGAGAAAAACATCATCTTTGAACAAGACTGAATCAGTACTGCAAGAGCAAACAATCCAACACAAGGAGTGTGTCATGAACAAGGTTGCGTATTTGGATCAGATCAAGGGGGCGGCGTTTGAGGACGAGCTGAGCAAGATCGCTGCCGGTGGCAGCGCCAAGAGTGTTGCGGCAATCAAGAAACTTCTGGCTAGCGCAAAGGTGCGCGTGGGAGAGTCTCTTGCGGCAACCAGAGATCTTCCCGGGTCGATTATTCGGCAAGTCAAGGCTATGCGCGCATCTGGCCCGGCAAGGAACTCCGCGCTTGGTCGGATGATGGCTTCGAATGCTCGTTCAGAGATGCTGAACAATGCCATGAAAGCGTCCCCAGTGCTTGCTCTCGGTGGCCTTGGGCTTGGCGGCGCCGGACTGGCGCTTTCTGGCGGCAAGAAGAAGAAGGACTAACGATTCGCACTGTCGAATCTTTCGGCCCGGCTGGAAACAGCCGGGCCGTATTTGTATGAACATATCAATACTGCGTGGAATGCTGAAGTGTGCCGAATCGATGGGGCAAGGCCTTGCTGGCCTTTCTTCATACTCTGACAGTATTGATCAGCCAGACGGTCTTGATGAATCTCCAACCTTTCACAGCTACACGCGGCGTTACGATCCCAATTCGACCATGTCGAAGTTTCATAAGAACCGGGATCTTCAGCAGTACACTCCAAGCGGTAAGGATATGGACACCATCCAATCCATTACCACAAGAGACTCAAGACTATCGGATATCCAGGACCGGCGCCTGCTGGACTCCCACCTGAGAAATCAATAGCGGTCGTTATTTCGACCCTCTTTCTGCAATAACAATTATAGACAGATTGTTTCGCTCACCATCTAATGGCAGGAGGTGGCATGAAGCACATCGTGTACCACCACGATGTAGACGGCATCGTTTCAGCAGCAATTTTTTTACACAATCACGCAAGGGGAGAGACGTATCGGCTATACCCGCTTCCGTCGACAACGCGCGGTGTAGCCTTCTCAAAAATGGTTGATTCTTTGAAGGCTGATGCAAATGGGTATGATGATCAAAACTATGTCGCTGTTCTTGATTTCGAGTGGCACGAGAAGGCCGACCTCTGGGTAGATCATCACTTTACTCCAAGGTTTGGCGAGTGCGTAGTATCCAATGAGAGCATGTTGTATGATCCCAAAAGCAAGTCTGCTGCAAGATTGGTTCATGCAATCCCCAGTCGGTATAGGAACTATCCCGCCGGATTTCTGCACATGGCGGATATGATAGACGCTGCCGACTACAAGAGTGTTGATCAGATTTTTTACGACACGCATCCGCTGATGGCTGTACGCACATACATTGAGCAATCGTATCCATCTGCCATGATGCTCAATCGTATCGTCGAAATGATGGCTTCATGCCATTTTGATTTGAGAAGATGCAATGCACAACTCGGAATTGGAGATGAAGGCATTACAAAAGCCAGAGAAGACGCCCACAAATGTGAAAAATCTGTAGTGTTGATGCGCTCGTTCTCATATTTGGAACAGCGAAGACCCAATCAATTCCCAAGGTATGCTGAGTTCTATGTATACCCGAAGATCAAGTATTTCATCAGGTCATCAACTGCCGGAAACGGTGTTTTGTACATACAGATCGGGTACAACAGGTGGCTGAGGGAAGGAAGCAAGATCAACATTGGTGAGTCGATTCGCAACTGTAAGATGTTCATCACAGGCGGCGGCCATTACAATGTTGGTGCTGGCACGATCAAGCTTGCGGATGCCGATGCGGTACTCGAATATTTCGATGAACTATTCAATGGTTCGGAGGAGTCAATGGAGAAGTACGGTGTCGATCAATCCGACAGTGTCGAGGCAAGAGCAATTGATCTTGTGAAGACCGGAGCGGTCAAGACGATTGATGAGGCTCGCAGGGTTGCGTCTGCCTTCGATGGGGATAAGTCAATCGGTATTCAACCAAAGCCCACGAATGGAGAAATGCCAGATGGCGGACCAGCAAGTTCAGAGTAACTCCAATTTCAACTTGGGGGAAATCTTCGGAATGCCATTCTCCGAAGTGTTGGAGCTGATAAAAAACATCAAATCTCATATCCGTAGAATTGAGATACCAAAGAAGGACGGATCAAAGCGCAGGATTACCGCGCCTGATGAAAAACTCAAGTTTCTTCAAAGGCGTCTCTACTACTATGTTTTCAAGCAGTACAAGCCAACTGATTATGCTCATGGGTTTATCGCAAGACGGAACATCAAGTCCAATGCATCTCCCCATGTTGGCGCCACGGTTCTTGGAAAGATTGACATCAAGAGCTTCTTTGATACTATTTCGGCAGACCATTTGAAGAACTGTTTGTTCGGGAACAGAGGTCTGTGCCGACGATGCAAGTATCACGAGCGAATGCTTGATGGCAAATGCCATCCGTCCCTGTATGCCAACAAGAAGAAGAAGTACGAATTCGGATGCGAGGAAATGAAGGCGGTATTCATACCGACGTATTGCGAACGGCGCGGATATCAGCCGCTCATCAAGACAATGATTGAACTATGCACATTGGACGGGTTTACAGCGCAGGGATTTCCGACGTCCCCGGTCCTGGCCAATATCGTCATGCGTGGCGTCGATCTTCGTCTGGCGGCATTCTGCAAGGAACATGGTATTGTGTACACAAGGTATGCCGACGACCTTGCGTTCAGCAGCAGCACATTAACAAGAGACCAATTGAAAGCATTGGTACTACCGAAGGCAAGGCGTCTTTTGTGGGCCTTCCAATTCAGAGTCAACAACAAGAAGATCAGCTTTGTGACAAGAGCGAGACGAATGAGATTGTGCGGGGTGGTCATCAATCAAAAACTATCACCGACGCGACAGCTCGTCAATACGCTCAGAGGTCAGATCCACAGGGCAACCGTTATGCAACCCGGTCAGACCACGAAAAAAGATATTCGACACCTGAAGGGTATAACATCTTTTGTGATGTCAATCGACAGACCAAAAGGTGAGAAGTACATGAATAAGCTTCGCGAGTTCGAAAAATCCAGAGTAGCAATATGAGTACAGAGAACTACATCAATGGTGCATCACCATTGAGGCGTTATTTGGACAATACAGTCTCCGACAGTCGATTTTTGTCTGTACTCACAAGGGGGCAATACAATGAATGTAGTGGCCACAATTACAACCAGCCGCGAATATCCATCTCAGTTTCATGTTGGTATTTCAGCTGATTGGCGTGGAATCAGAGGAGTGATCAATGGGCGAGCTTTCGAATATAACTGGTCTATCAACAGAACCGAGTTGATCGCCATCCTTGAATCAATCCGGTGGTATACCATGAACAAACGAGAATTCGAATCGCATGGATTCTTTTCTGAGTCTGAACCATGCAATTTTCAAGTATACACATCATCAAAGTATGTGTTTGATCATATTGGTGAAGACCTTCGCCGATGGGTCACAAACAGGTGGGTGAAACACAATGGCAAACCAGTCATCAATAGAGATTTGTGGGCAGTAATATTTGACGAATTGGGGCTGATAGGCTCTTTCAATGTGTGGTACAATGGCTGTTTGTCTTTATCTTTATTTGATATATCCCATATTTCAGAAGGAGCTATTCATGGATCAGCCTGTACCGGAGATCAGACGGTCTGCGGAAGCTATTCTCACGACATCGAATGGGGCGGGTCTGCCATCGAATCAAGTGTCTTCAGAGAATTCACAAGGCCGCAGGCCTTCTACGAAGCGCCGCCGGAATACCCGACGTACGGCACGCCGTACGGACTCTCGCAAGGTATCTACACGGCAACAAGCAACTCAATCCGACTCTGAAGCACAGGAGTTCGACCGGATAGTGGACGCTTCCGCCAATCTCGTCAAGGCGGTAGCGCCATCTGTCCGTCGCCTGATCAAAGATATGTAAGAAAACCAAATAGATTGAAAGGGGAGTGTCGAATGCTCTCGGCCACGATGTAACATCGTGGGTGACATGTAGTCGCTGGGCACCAGTTCACGGGTGATTTTCGTTCGCTGGTTTGACTCAATCTCCTGCCTGGACCAACCGCTTGCGCTCGATGTGATCGCAAGCGGTTTCCGGGTCAGTCAGGTCTGAACCTGCCTGCCCCGACTCCAGACAGGTTCAGTTTCAATCTAGTGGATCCCAGCAAGCAATTGCTGGGATTTTTTTACCTATTGGAACAGCTCAAGCGGAATGCGTGCCGTGAGCGCCTTGGCCTTCTCAATGAACAGGTCTTTGTGCTCAATATCGCCGAACTTCTGGGCGGCCTTTGGAAGCGTGCAATCAATGCGGTGGAACTTGATGTCTTTGCGTGATGCCGACACGTATTCGCAAGCGCCGACCTGAAGCGGTATCGATTCCTCACGAGCCTGTCCGATGAACTGGAAGGTTTCGCGCAGGTACGACATGCGCTCTGCTTCTTTCAGCGACTTGTATGCATCCTTTGGTTTTGGTGCGCCGCATCCAAAAGACACAATGTGCACTTCTTCTTTCTCCCAACCCTTGGCGACCGACTCGATAAGATCAAACATGGCGGTGCAGCAATTGACGCCCTGTCCGCCATCCTGAAACACCTCACCGACTCTGTCCTTGACTTCGTCAGTCTCAACATCTCGATACGACCACTTGTAGTCAGCAACCGATATGCCGCCGAAATACCAGGCAGCAGAAAGAGCAGACCAACTGATGGTGTCGATAAGCTTGCGGTTGCCATCGGCGGTATCCCACGACTTGATGAAGTGGCTTCCGCCTTTACACAGGCCCATCGCCACCGACACACACGGGACCTCAACTGCTTTCATCAGACCGGTTCCAATGGCCTGTTCCAAGCCACGGTAGAAGTCCTTGCGGTCAAACGCCGGCCGGAACCAGCTGACTGGATTGTACCAATGCTTCCTGTCCTTCTTGAACCAGTTGATCACATCGGTCGTGTAGGACGTATAGATGCGCTCGCCGGTCAACCCGATCGCCTTGGCGCCGGTGATGACGGCTCCGGTCGAGGCACCAGAGTACATACTTACACGCTTGTTCATCGAGTGCCCGGTCTTCTGCTCAATCCAATTGAACAAGAACGCAGGAATGATGCCCTTGCTGTCTCCACCATCGACTTGAACTATAAGCTTCATCGTACCCTCCCTTTGGGGAAGTAGTGTCTCTGTTGCCTTGACGTCAGAAGATTCTTCATGGCTTTGTTGGATGCATTGACTGCGGCTGCAAACTGCCCTTTGGTATTTCCGCCCATATAGATTGCATCGGTTGATTTCACAACTTCAGTTCGTATCTTTACTGGAACTGACGAGCGTTCAATTGCTCTGCGATAGTTGCCAGACAGGGCGACGTCGCTATCGAGCTTTGGAAGCTTGAATGACGCTGATGATCTCAGCGACTTGCTTCCAGAAAGGTTTGGGATCGTTCTCGTCTTGACTCCCAACGAAAACGATCCCAGGCTTGATTTCGGCAATTTGAGATTCATTACTTGCCTATGGCTATTTTGATATTCTCCAGGCCAGTGACAACCGTATCAAGTCCATCCATGGCCTTTTTGACAGCCCCTTCATTCAACTCGGACAGACCCATCCGCGAGGCAACCAACATGCTCGCAAGCTTCGATATTGTCTTCTTCATGCTGCCGATGTTGTCGATGTAGTCACCAAGGTTGTCCTCGTTGATGAAATTGAGGGAGAGGACCACATCAACCGCTTCTGGGTCATCAATTGCACTGGCCTCTTTGACAAGGTCGTGACGGAGCTTCATCGACGCCTCTTTGAGCAATCCCCTGAACTGCACCTGCTTGTCGCGGAGGACCAGCGAGTCCGTGGTAATGTAATCGCCGCGAACACCATAAACAAGAACGGGCGCACTGGCATGCTTTGTAAAGCGATACGCCGCTTCAAGAAGTGCCTGGTTGGCCTTGGCATTTGACATTCCCATCGTGCCGAGGGCCCCCTTGGCCTGAATCGATGTGAGCGACGCATCCTTTTCAATACCGGTCACGGTCCTGATTGGATCATATGCTTCACCAGAAATCTTGAAGCCATTGCCATCAAACGCAACTGCGATTTTGGGGATTCCGGCTTCTTCGTAGATCTTCTTGATGTCAGTGTTTGGAGATATGAAGTCGTTCTTGTTGATGCTGTTCATTTCTCCAACACTGAGAATAATGGTTGTTTCGGGGATCAGGAAGACTTCCTTGGCGTCGCCGATAACCATCTTGTAAACAGGATCGATTACACCAGAGACGGCCTGAACAGACCCTATCTTGGCCGGGATCAAAACGGTTTTCTTGGAACGATACGCCTCAGTGTCATTGATTCTCAGTTTGCGGAATTCGCCACGGAACTCAACACACTCCCACGCGTCTCCGGCGCCGTATATGACCAGCACTCCATTGTCATAGTAGTCTGACGAACGCGGGTTCATCTGGTTGTAGTATCCGTCTGCCGTCTTGCCTTCGTTCTTTTCCGGAACCGGGTTGAACAACTTGTCTGACCCGTCTCCGCGATTCGCCCAATCAATCGATGCCATGAACGGCTTTGCATTCGCAGCAATCGCGTTGATGGCCTTTTCGACAGCCCCTGGAACCTGGCTGATATTTGATGCGTAGAATCCGATGTTGGTTCTGTCCCAATCGTCATGGCGAGAGTAGCACTTGCCGCACAGGGACAGAAAAATCTGGTCTCTGCGAGGCTTTCTAGGAATCTTGTTGCCATTGGAATCTCTTGTGTAATCAGCTTCAACCGGTTCACAACAATCACTGCTCCGCTTCGCATCAAGGACCACCCCGAGAATTGGCTTACCAACCTTCGACGCCACGTAGCGCTCAGAGATGGTCTCTCCACTTTCGATGAAGTCTTCCATGGTCGGGAATGTCGCAATCCGAAGCTCACATACTGATGGTGGCCTGACCGGGACGAGCCGATTTGGATCGATGAATTCAGAATCAAGAACTGTCACTGCGCGCTTGGCGTCAACAACGCCATTGAGGTTGATTGGGCCCTGCTTCTGCTGATCAAGCGTCACGTACTTGTCGTTGTCCTTCAGGCGGATGATGTTGGTGATCAGATCACCAGTATTATCCACGAAGTTCTGAGCCACGCTGGGCATGGCCTGAACGTCAGATGCAAGCTTCTCGATGTCGGTCTTTCTCGGCTTCACCCTGGAGATCAGTGACGACATCTTTGAGAACGGAGGCTCAAGAGCGCCCTCCGGCAGATCGTATATCGGAACTGACACCTTCGGAGCAATCGTCCCTGGAACCTTCAGATCCTGCGGCATCATGTTGTCGTACCGGTTCTGTAGAGTAGCCATCTTCTCTGAGAACAGGATCGCTCTGACATTCTTCAGATTCGCTGGGAAGTATTCGATTTCGTTGCCGTTGTCATAGATGAACACATCGAACGGCGACAGTTTGAAGTCCCTGATGATGATCGGGAAGTTGATTTTCTTGTTGTTGAACCAGACAACGATGCTGCCCTTTGCGTAGCCCTCGTTCGGCTCCATCGAGTTGATGACCACTTCCGTGCCAAGCTCCTTCGGCAGGTAGTTCACCTGCTCGAAGAACTGCTTCATGATCTCTTCGTTCCACTGCATCGAATCGTGAGAAAGGTCGAACGAGGCGACCTTCTCAAATGTTGGCTTTTCAATAACTGCGCTCTGCAGGCTGAGCATATGAATTCCTTTTGTTATGGTTCAATGCATTGAGGTTTCAAGATATTGAATATCAGTGTGCCAACAGGCGTTCCGGGGGTTCCGCACACTCCGGCAGACATGGCAGCCTGAACTGATGGGCTCGTTAGTGCTTTTGCGATTCCGTATGCGATTGCGTTCGCGAGGGCTTTTGCCCCATCGTCTGGTGACGATGAAGACGCCAGCGCAGCGGCATCATTGTTGGCTTTTATGAACGCCTCAATGTCGCCGACAATTGATAAGCCAAGAGCAGACAATGTTATTTTGACTGGCTCCATTGGTTCTCCTTGCCATAATATAATCTACCATTGACCATTCGCGAAAGCAATAGTGGTTATGTCATTGTGAAATCTGGAATAACCATTATGGAAGCCTTAAATCGCCATACAGGCGAGGACTTCCAGGGGGATCCCCATGACGTCTTACGCAGCCCACAAGATGGCGACTGAAAGTGGATTGCCGACGTGGTTGTTTTTGTCGGCTTTCGATAATTTCTCCGGGAACGCAGACGCCCGGAGGAAGGTGCTGTCCCGCGCCCTGAAGGGCTGGGGTACGATAGTCCTGAACCGCACGCTGGGTGAGGCAGAAATCCACGACTCATTGTTGGGCTTCGCGCGCCTACGCGGAGTCCGGGTGATCGACAAGACTCGCGGGGACTAGCTCCCCGCGTTTTTTACCTATGCTGATGAAGTGTGCGAATCCTGATCCTGTATGATGCCTGTTGGCGCACCAGATACCTCAGTCGTCGTGAACCCGTTGGCCGCCATTGGAGACGACAGCCCAGATGTGAATTCTGGCAGTGCCGATGGGTGAATTGGTGCAGGCCCACCAATGGTCGTAACCTGACAAAGAGCAGCCTGATATTTTTGCATCCAGTCAAGATATGCCTTCGTTACAAGCTCTACCCCATTGACCTTCATGCCCTTTTTAGCCATGATCTCAATGCCAGAGTCTTTGCTCATCTTGATTGAATTCTGAGGTTCGTCCTGATCACCATGAGTCATAACAATGGAGTTCGCCGTATTGATGAGGAGATCACCGTCAGCCGTAATCTTCAATGCGAAGGCGTTTTGGTTGGATGATGGTATGCCCTTGCCGCCGGCCCTGAGAACAACTTCGCCTTCATCGCTTATCGTGAGCTTGAATCGGTTTCCTACGGTTGCCGGGGACGCAGAGCCAGATGCATCTTTTTCTGGATTGATTACATCATCAATTCTGATCTTGACGAATTCTTCACCAGGCTCTCCAGCTTCAATGGTCAATCGCTTGTCTTTGTAATTGACAATCTTGGCGAACAGTGTCTCGCGGCCCTTAGTAATGCTGTCGCTATCATTGTTCGGGCCAAGCCACGGATTGAATGCGCCTTCGCATGTAGAGACGTAATTCTCAATACTCTGGGACTGAGTCACAAATCGACGATACGAAACAAGACAATCCTCTGGTGTAGCCTTGGACATCTTATCATCATCATTGGCTCCAAGGTACACGCCGAAGTGTTCTCTGGCAAGATAGAATGGCCCATTCTGGCCGACGATGCGATGATGGTTCTGGGCGGTAATTCGACATGAGTTCTCATTGAGGCCATTGCCAAATGATGTCAACAGAAGGCTCGTCGCCCCGCCAGACACGAGCTGTGCTGAACCGCTGTCTGTAAGAACGAGCGCTGCCAGACTTATCGGATTCTTGAGTCCCATGCGGTCGCTGTCATTGTAAGCTATGGGATGATCGGTGCCAACATCTCCCATAATTGACTTCTCATTGTACAGCCCGAGTATGTAATGTCCGCGAGAGTGGTCTACATCTTTGTAGCCACGCTCGACTCCGCCGTACCAGAAATTGACTAGAACCTTCACGGTATGGCCTACCTTGAAGTTTCCTTCTGTCCCTGGCGAATATATCAAGTCACAGTGGATCGGGGCAGTGAAGTCTCCTGTTGGAGACTTGTGTATTTGAACTTCAAACAGACCGTTTTGGTCTTCCAACTTGCTTGTTATTCGTCCGGTGCAGACGCATGGAACCGACACATATGTGGTCTCATTCATACTGCCCTCCTTGCAATTCGCATCTGTAATATACCTGTTAGTTTTCTCAGATTTGTGGAATAACAGTAGTAGTGTGGGACATGCCATTACGATGGCGCCCGCACATCATTCAACGGCGGAGATCCCGCCAGGGAGGGGCAGCAGTGGACAAGAAGCGGATTCTTAGTTTTCTCAGAGGGGTAGACCCTGCGGGTGCGAAGAAGTACGGCAAGGAGGTTGGCGCCCAGTTTCAGCGGGAGGTGGTTCAAATCGTCGAGGCCGCAAAACATCATCCCGAGGAGGCATGCTCGGTCCTGCTGGCGATACAGGGACTGCATGAGGCATTGTCGAAATTCGGGGAAGTAGTTGGGGATAACTGGATTCTCGACCGCGCCACAGCGATAGCCTGGGTAGGCAAGATAATGTTCTTGCCTGCCGACAAGTAAGGCGTCCATTGGCGCTCACACATTCGTGTGGGCGCCATTCTTTTACCTACAATGAGGGAGGTGTCATGCGTTATGTAACACCGGTTGCAGATGTGCGGAATGGCATGATCAAGCTGAAGTCGCTTATTGACTCGGCGAAGGTCACCAATCTCGGCCTGGCTGTGAAGAAGGTCGGCATGTCGAATTTCCTGTACACCACGGCCTTGTCGCAGTGCGGATTCGTGCACAAGAACGGCGATGGGGCCTACAAGTGGAGTGGCCCCATCACCCCTGACCGGGTCGCCAAGGCGATGAATTGTGTGCGCAAACTTCAGCGCGCAGGAGAAGCCACCAAAAAGGCAAGAAAGATCCACAAGGCAAAAGTGCAGGCCAAGGCTCAGGCCCAGGCGCAGCAGATACAACAGGCTCAGTCTTCCGACAGCGCCATCGCTTCGATCGCGGCAGATATCTCCGAAATCAAGCGTGAGTTCAACGTCATGAAGGTCGTGCTGTACAACCTTCAGAATAGCGGTGTCGTATAATGGCCAAGCAGAAGAAGGTGCCGGTCAATAGCGAGGCAATTGGCGACCGCCAGTACATCCCCATACCCGACGAGATGGTACAGGCTCAGTTGCAATTGATCGACGAGACCCCAGGCATCGGATCATATCGTTTGGCCGAGCTGCTGTTGAAAAAGAACGCGCGCTGGGCGCCATTCTTGTTCAGAAGGCATCCCGCCTTGATGCTGAACAAGCAGGCGCTTGACAAGATATCGGCATGCAAAACTGCCGAAAAAGCACGGAAGGCATTCAACGCAAGCGTTGTTGATGCCAATGAAATTGATCTGTACGAACTCGACCTCCGCGTCATATCGGCAATCAAGCGCCGCGCAAACAAGGACGCAGGAAAGACAGTGATCTACAGTTCTCGTTTGATCGGCTACTGGCCGGCAAACAAGATCAAGAAGCATACGCTTTCAATCTGGCTGCAGCAAAAGCTCGACAGGATTGGCGTTGAAGTATCGATGTCTTTGGATGGATGTCGAAAGTTGAGCGAATTGTCAACAGAGAAAGAGCGGTCAACTGTCAATCTTGTTGGCAATGCTCTCGACAGCGTCAATCAGAAAGATATCGCGGCGTCAATCGGCGAACTTGCCAAGACCTACGGTATCAAGGCACGATAGTTATTCTACGGTGGTTTGTGGAATAATTATTGTGGAAGATTCAGGCGGCCGAGATATGGATAACCGAATCCAATATCTAGCGGTATGTCCCGCACGGTCGGTGTCAGGAATGGAATGTTGGCGAGCCGCTACCCGGCAGACCCGACTCCATTCCTGACACCCATTGGCCTGTTCTGTTATTTTTACCTAATTGGTGAAATAACTATAATGAGTTGAGAGCAATCTCGACTCATTTTCCCTATGAGCTTTTTTTACCCATCACGATTGGAATGGGGTTTCAGAATTGTTATTTGTCCCAGTTGCTTGGACTTGTCCTTGCTCTTCCTGTGGATCTTGTTGTTCTTGACCATTCTGCTGCTCTTGCCCTTGCTCTTGTCCTCCACCCATATCTTCTTCAGCAAGACTTTCCATTTCAGTCAGATATGAATAGTACATTGGGTTTTCGCACAGATGGTCTGCAGTAATCTTTGTCGCGACCTCAATGTCAGGGGTGTGCTCTTGTTCGATCTCGATTCCCATCTGGAGCTGCTCTGGATCAAGATCATCGTATGTCAATCCGGATTCTGCAAACTTGCCGCCACGAATCAGTCGGGCAGCAATTCCAGCGAGCTTGTAAGCAGCCTGCTCCGCCATGTGAACATCGATACCAAGCTGTTCTGCAAACGCATGAAAATCGCTATCCGCAATGTCGTCGTTCTGTGCAAACATGTCAATAATTGCAACGCCAATATTAGGAGTTGGCTCACCCTGCGGTTCTGGCTGTGCCGCCGGCTGTTCCTCAGAAGAGCTTACTCCTGGGGCTGCCTTTTCCATGTTCGGAGTCTTTGCCGAAGAGACACTGGTGTCTGAAGATCCGTTCTCATTCCCCGCAATCGAAGTGTTTCTGTCGGTCGTGTTGACAGAATCTGCCAATTTGATGAGTACGCTGCTCATATTTCCTCCTGGTATTACTGATAATACTGTTGTGGTTGCTGTTGATATGCAGGCTGTTGTTGATAGTACCGTGGTTGATAGTATGACTGTTGTTGAGAGCTATTGTTACCAGCATTTCTTGCCATAGAAATACCACCCACCGCAGCAAGCGATCCGACTCCAGCCAGGCCCGCCCTAGCCATGTAATTTAATGGCTTTTCCATACGCCTTGCAAACTCATACGTGTCTTTTTGTTGTTTAGTGGCGCTATTCACCATTGCTTGGCGGTGTTGCCGTGGGGCAGACGCTTCATTTCGAAGTTTCTTCAGATTTCCAATAACTTCCTGGCGTCCGGTGGTTGTAAGTTTCTGGTAATTGGAAGAAGCCCTATCAAGCCTTGCCTGATTCGATATCATCTGCTTGTCAATCGCTATCGATTTGTCGCCCTGCCTATTCAAAACCCTTCGATGTTGCGCCCTCGTCTTGACCATTCGGTCTTTAATGCCGAACCCAAACTTTGATGCGGCCTGATCAATTTTCTGCCTGATGGGCGATGCTTCGAGTTGTTTCCGCTTTGCATTCAGGACGTCATATTTCTTACGATATGAAGATTGCGATTTTTCGGCTTGTTGTAGAATCTTGTTGTTCTTCGTAGTAAGTCTTGCTTGCCGACTGGCCAATTCAGACATGTTCTTGGCAGCGCCATGAACTTCTCTACGATGCTGTCCTATAAGTTCTGAGGCACGAGGAAGAACATCAACTTTTGGATGTGCGGCATACGCTGCACTCATCGCTTTGTTTCTGACTGCTGTAAAAGCCTCTTCTGCTCCCCTTCGTATGGCGCTGCCGGGGCTAAGCAATGTCTTAAGAAAACCAGCCGCAGCAGTTTTGTCTATTTCTTGAGATAGCGCATTCAGCGTGCTTCTTCGATCATCGATTTGTCTTGAAATGTCCAAAATTGCTTGATTCATTCTATCTCCTTTACCATGTGTACTCGCCTGTAATATACTGAGGGATTGGGTGCCCCGTGTCAGAAGCAATAGATTTCCAACCCTGTGTCGTTCCTTCTTCAAGAACCTGCTTGATGCGGTTATGTGCGAGTCTGGCTATCCAGTCTTCTCCAGTTGCAGACTTCGCTCCAATGCCTGCAGGCGTCAGGAACGGTTCATGCTTGATGCGGTCTTTGAACACATCAAGCCTCTTGACGCCTTTTTTGCGCAGGTCTTTTTTGATAGCATCAGTGATCTTGATGCCTTGCTTATATCCGAATTGGTCGACCGCAAAATGATCCCCGGTCGCATTGTCAACATCTTCTTCTCTGCGATTGTTCTTGTTGTACCATTCAATCGTAGATAGTGGTGCGACGTCCCCAGGAACATAATTGCTTGATCCTGGCTTCATCACCTTTGTGGTATTGGTTATGCCACGAACAATTGTCTCAATGTCGCGCTTATCGAGCTTGTTATCAGTAAGGGCATCTATCCTTTTGACAAGGAATTTCTGAGCCTCTCGCATCCCGCGATATTTCAGCATGTCGTGAGGGCTTGGTATTCCATCATCAAGCTGCGCACCCTTTGATACCCTCTGCCCTTCCTTGACTGATACGTGGTTACCCGGTTGAACATATCGCACTTCTTCAACATCTCCGTCATTAATAATAACGTCGTATCCGCCGATGGACGATGGTTTGATTGATTTCACGACGCCGTCGATGCTGGACAGGGTGCCCTTGTCTGGTAGGTTTTGTGTAAATCTCAGCGTTCTATCAAGGGCATCAAAAAATGTACCAGTTGATCGTTTGGCAATTTCGAATGCGCCACCGGTGTGAAACGACTTCATGGCCAGGTTGACCGACGGCTCCGTGATTGTATGCGACGAGATGATGCCGATATGGTCGCCACGATTGTGCCTCTTACCATCGTAGTCGGCACCATACGACCAGCTTGAAAATCCATCGCCTGGAGATGGATCCGAAATTGGAGATTGTACAAACACCTTTGATATCTTTCTGGCCATCATTTTGTTGATCAGATCGCTATCAATAAGGTCTCCGCGCTTTCCAATAATCTTGCCGCCAGTGTCTTTCACGTCCTGTGCAAGATACCGGTTGGCAATCCCCTTGCGGTCCCCAATGTCGTACTCGATCCCTTCGTTATCCATTGGATCTTCGGTGGCAATCCTGGTCTCATAAATCGAGTTGATCAGATCCTTCGTCATCCATCCAGGCTTTGACGACGATATGGACTTCTTGATGTTTCCGCCACGAGCACCATGGGCAGCAGCCCAATATCCGAATGTATCAAGCCCTTCTGAGTACGATCTGGTGATTGGCATTGGAATCGGCCGGTCTTGGGCGTCCATGACAATTCCCGGCATCAACGTGATGGCGGCGGTATTTCCAATCCCCTTGCCACCACCAGACTTGATGCCTATGCCTAGCATGGTTTTATCTCCATGCTTTTCAACCAGCATTTTCTCACCAGCGCTCTTGGCTTCAGCGTACGCCTTGATGACACTCATGTCATCGCCAGGTTTGACCTTCTTTTTGGCCTCTTTCAATACCTTGTTGCGAACCTCTTTGTCGGCGATGGTGTCTGAAAGACCAAGGGTGAAGCCAAAAGTGGTAACGTAATTGTTTCCAACCTGCTTGATCTTGTCGGCAAGTTGAAGTCCCAATTTGCCGTTATGGGATTTGGTGACATCTTTGATCCACCCAGACACGCCCTTATTATCAAGGGTTATGTCCCACCTTTTCATGTCATCTGGGACAGATTCATTGATGTCATGTATTGCCAGCGTAGCCTTGCGCCCATCAATGGTTACACGGTCCGCATAATTGATCGTACCCGCCTTGAGTGCCTTTATGGCATCGTCAACGCTGTCGAATTTCAGACCGGTGTCTGAACCACCCCTGCCGGTTGATGCAAGCCAGCTGCCTACAACCATATCCATCGCTGGAGCGTTGAGAACCGAATCGTATCCCGTCTTCAACATACTTGAAGACGGCTTCATCGACTCAGCTTCCTTGAGGGCTTTCGGGCTGATCGGAGTATGGATTTGGAAAGTGTCCTGAACGATAATTCCATTGGACAGCATAAACGTGTATGGTCCAGGGGCGGTGATATCGTACATATCAACGCCGTGTCGGTTAAGTCTAACAGAGGTGGCATATATCCAGGTGACATTTTCATTGTTGACAATGTCAACCCATCTTTGTGGGAGCCTGTGATTCAAATCGAGCGCTATAAGCCTTTTGGCCGATTGACGCGAAATGCGCCAACGGTATCTCTTAGAATCATTAATATTGTTATACAGGGCCTTGTTTTCAATATGATGAACAAATTCTTTGGCTATCATCAATATTTCAGGACTAAATGGAACAAGATCTTGCCGAGCGGATATTGAACTATCCTTTAGTGCTGATGAACAAAATTCGGCAAATGCTTTCGACTTGTCTCTGTGTACCAATGATAGCTTTTTCCCATGCACAGTGTTTGTTGACAAGACCGCTCGACGCTCAATTCCACCCGGTCTTTTATTGCCCAAAGAGATAGAGGCTGATATTCCAAGGGATCGACACAATGATACAATTTCGTCAATCAATACTTCCGACATAGAACTGTACTGAATGTTAAACTGTCTACCGTTCTTCTTTTGGAGCCAGCACACTGCTCCATCGGTATCAAGCAGGCCGGAAAGGAGACCTTCCCTAAACTCGCGAGGCGCTGACATATAAAAAGGTGGCAGGTGTTTGTTGTAGGCGCCCCTGCCTATCCATGGAACAAAGTTGTTAGTTAGCGCAGTCGTGGTAATCGAATACTTCCTGCTAAAACATTTGCGCCCTTCAAATTCATGCGGCCTATCAATAATAGTTGGTGTCGCGTCTCTATCAAGCATCGTGTTGACGACGCGACAGAATTTGGCGCCTATGTTTTCATCCATTGCCGCAAGACATAGTTGATGTGTGCCAATAGAATTTGAGACCCATCCGTCTCCAACCATAGCTCCTATGAGCCATCCAAAATCATTATTCAACTTTACTGATTTCTTACAATGATTGGTTGGATTATGGCTTGGACCTTCTGAAGTTGAATAATCTATCAACGGAACCTCAAAGATCGTCTCGGCGATGTTGGTATTCTTAATCTTTGGAATCATCCTGCCGTCTTGTAGATCTTCTGGTGTAACCCTCTCAATTTCCCAGGTGGCTCTATTGATGGCGACGGCACTTTGGTCGTGTGACAAAAGCATCGAATCACCACTCGACGTTTCAATCGTATAGTTCGGCAGATTTTTGTGAATGCTGAACGTCTTGACGGGGACCTTTGAAAACTCGTGGGTCACATTGTCGATTGTAAATATGGAGACCCCATCAGGAACATCATATTCCTCATTGCCGTTATCTTTGACCTTTTTGGTTTCTTCAATCCTTGGAAATTGGCTGATATGCATATGGACCACCACCTCATGGTCCACAAGCAACTTTTCAACACTTGGCATTCTTACCTCCATAGGCTTGAGTATGGAGGTAATATAGTCAATATTACTGCTTAAGTCAATGTAGAAATCACTGTCAAAGCGTATTTTTTGATTTTTTTGAATTTCTCGTTGTAACTCGTTGAAATTTATGGCAATTATGACGTTTGACAAAGTGCAATCGCCGTCGAAATCGCCGCCGAAGTTCCTATTTATCACCACAGACGGAACCTCGATTGACTTTCCGTCAGTCAACTTCGGCTTGAACGCCGTCATGTTCCATCGATGCAGCGTAGGAGCACGGTTGGCGATAACAAGGCGCTCATCCGATACAACCTCAAGGGCTCGGTTGAATATTGAGGTCTTCTCTTTGATGTGCCTCTGAGCCTCAAGCGGAGAATAGCCCCAGCTGACCATCTTCTTCATAATGAATGGTCTGAATATCTTCTCGGCCATGGACTTTGGTATGCCCATTTCATCTCCGCCGAGTTCTGGATTCAGAATGATTGTTGAGCGTCCAACCAAGTCCTGCCTGCGCTCAAAAACCTTGTCCTGGAAGAATCCTTCTTTGCTCTGCTTTTTGCCACCATCAATCTGAGAGATGAATCCCTTTTTGTCTTTTACCCTGTGAAGGAATGCGGTGGGCTCGCGAAGGCCGGCCACAGCCTTAACGTCCTGATACATCTGCCCGCGAACCTCGGCAAGATGGAGATCCTGAGCGTCTTTATCCTTGACAACTTCTTTGAGAGACGATTTCAGTTCAGACACTGATTCGGCAGTATGCGCAGCCTGTTGATACAGCTCATTAACATCTGACATGATGACGGTTCCATCGGTACCCATGGTAAACATGGGTCGATACTTCGATGGAACAACAAGAACCTTGCTCATCATGTAGTCTGTTGGCTGTAGCCCATTCTCTTTGAGTGCTCTGAGATATTTGATACGCTTGTTGTACTTGTTGAGCGCCGTTGAATTCTTGGTAGTCTGGGCAAGATCCTTGAGCGATTTGAGGTCACCATCAACATCGATTCTGCTCAATAGCAATTCTACTGCCGGGCCGCCGGAGAATGAGTTGGGGGTTCCGGGATCAACAAGCTTTCCGGTTGTCCTATCCACAAACTGCTTACCATCAATGATATTAACAAGCCTGGTTTGAGGCATGTCCAACATTGAAGCTACAGCAGCCTCTGTAATTGGATTGAGTATCTTTTCTGGTAATTTGAAATGCGTGTAATTGTCGCCGTGTATTCCGCCGGCCTTTGATGGATCGAACAGGCCGCCATTGATCGGCGCAAGGTCTTTCTTGCGATATGTCTCTGTTGGCTTTGACAGTTCCCCGGTAGAAATAGAGTCGATGTCCTTGTCGGTCATCGGCTTCATGGTAAACGTCTTGCCCTTCTGCTCGACGTTGATGCCAGAACCGGCCATCATTGCAAGCATCTTGTCCCACACGAATGCGTTCTTCGGTGGCGGAAGACTTTGGCCCATCTCCATCGCGCGCCAGTATTCGTCATTGCGCTGACCCTTAATCTTGAACATCTCTTTCAAGTTGGCATCAGCGCCTCTGGCAAGCAGGGCGGCAAACTCCATGCGGCCAAGATTCTTTGCTCCTTCTGGGCCGCCTGACGCTGGCTGCTCATTTGAATCGTAGCCTTCACGGTATCTGGCAGAGAACTTGTGATCAATCCTGTGCTCAAGTTTCATGATATGAGACACACCATTGGCGACAGGGTTGATGAATGGCTTGTTGGTTTCAGGATCAATGAGCACATCTTTGTCCGACAGTCCGGCGGCCTTCAGATCCTCAAGCAGCTGTTTGGTATTGTCTACATCTCTGAAGTTCTGAACTTCATATTGCTTTCCTGTCTTGGCGGCTATCTTACCGGCCGCATTTTCAAGAAGCTGAGATGTATTGATACGGTTGGACACTCCGATTGGGCTCATCGTCAAATCGATGCGTTCACCGGTTTCTGGATTATATGGCATCTGATCGTCTGGAACAATCTTGGATATGATATGCTTATTGCCATGCAATCCAGATATCTTGTCTGCGACCTTGAGTGGTTCTTCTGACTTCACGTTGACGACTACGTTGTTGCCATGCTTCTGAACGCTCGTGACAACGCCAACCGAATCATGGTCCCACTTGACGGCATGGCTCGTCATGTCTCTCTTGAGCTGCTTGTCGAGACGCCCGACCGCTATATCGTCTGCGGTCGGCGTGCGCCTTTCAAGGTGGGCTATGATAATGTCGTCGCGCTCGACCCGCTGCCCAGGCTTGATAACGCCGTCCTTATCAAGCTTTTCTGCAACCTTGGCGGACATCTCTTCTGGATAGTATGCCCTGAACTTCTCACGAGAAAAAACACCCTTGGATGATTTGCGAGCTTTCAAATCATACATGTGTTCAGAGGTTAGCTTCTTGGCTGCGCTCTCTGAAATGATGGCAGAATCTTCGTAGTTGTATCCCTTGTATGGCAGATATGCAACACGTAGATTGGCGCCAACGGTGACCTGGCCATCTTGTGTGAAATTGTTATCAGCAAGAACCTGGCCCTTCACAACTCTGTCGCCAACAGATACTCTTGGAATGTTGGATATGAAGCTTTCAGCGTTCAATGAGAAGTCTTTGTAGAGAGGGAATTTCTTAGTTTCCCCGTCCTTCATCCTGATCGTAATGGCCCTATCAGTAACCGATTCGACAACGCCATCATCGGTTGCCTTAGGAAGACCGAAATTGGATGCTATCGATTCGCTGAGCGACCTTCTTTTTTCATCGACTATCTTAAATAGCGGCTTCTCGCGGAATTTCAGTGGAAGAGCCTGCTCCTGCATTTTGGACGCCGTGAGCCCACGGTTTCCCTGAATTGAATCAAGGAACGGTATCATGTTTGCCGATGTGTCAAACATGTTGATGGGGCTTGATATTACAAGGTCAATTTTCGATTTGGGAACATCAACAAGCTTCCCCCTGTAGACTGCTTTGATGGTTCCAGACTTAGCCTTCATGTTGCCGCCAGAAACATCATACTGGTCCGGAAACGCCACGTATTGGTTATATGTATCCACCGGGCGAAGCATTTGCTTCTCGCCACTCATATTGTAGAATTGACTGTACAGGTCATTGCCCATTTTAACAGTCTTGATTCCAATATGAACTGCAATACCAATATTGCCACCCTCCGGCGTATGCAGCGGGTCTATAAACCCGGCCTCGCTGTTGGATATCTGGCGCGTATCATTGGTGACTGCGTTGGCCGATCCGATGCCGCCCTCGCCCATGACCGTCATCTTTGTCGTGTCTCCAACGATGGACATGACATTTGTTTGAGACGGTGGATTGGCAAGAACGCTTGTAGTCAGCGTTCCAGAGATAAACGGGTCGAATGTCTGTGTGCTCATCGACTTGTTTATCTGGCGCGTCTTGCCAAGCTTGAACCTGATGTTGCTGCGGATCTTATCAGCGTTCTTGATCAGGCGCTCTCTGACATGATCATCGGCATCATGGAATGATTTGAATATGAGCGCCTCTCGGTCGTCCGGTTCGACATCGCCACGATGGATATCGATAACCTTCTTCGACGCATCGAGAATGGCGCCCTTATCAACCTTGCTGTATCGCTTACCGAGAGTAATCTGAGTTACGTCTGGATCAAGTTCAGTGTCGAACAGGCGCTGTTTGATTTCTTGCTGTATCTGTTCCTGGGTCGCTTTTGGATCAGGATTCTTACCGAACACGGCAAGGTAGAACTTATTCTGATCTCGGTTCTCATGCTTATCGTATGCGGATGCGTTTGCCTCATACACATCCTTGCCCCACATCCTCTGCATTTCATCCTTGGTGGCACCAAGCGCTCTCATGGCATTGATCAGGGGTATGTTCTTGGTTCCGTACTGCATGAAGAATGCGCGACGTTCAGGATTGAAGCTGATCTTGAAGTTGTTGTTGAATCCGCGCTCGAAGTCAACCGTCTTGTCGACATTGAAAAACGAACTGATCTCGCCGTTATTCTGAACCTTGGTATACACACCAGGCTTCAGCCTGGCCTGTCGTGTAAACTCAAATTCATTGCCGTTGATCAAGTATGTGCCACGATCTGTCATCTTGGGAATCGTGGCAATCTTGATGCCATTAACAGAGTCGATCTTTTTGCCAGTGACAGAATCGACCACATCCAGATTGGCGCGAAGTTCATCTCCCCACGTTTGCCCTTTGTTCCGTATCTCTTGCTGTGACTGTATGTCTGCGTTGTCAAATCTTTCTTTGACGAACACATCCCTCACAACAAGCTTTGTGCCCTCGCTCTCAATACCATCCAGGATCTGTTTAGCCGTTTCGACTACAGAATCCTTCATGAAGATATTGTTGCGCTGTTCTGCGGAAAGATTAATGATTCTCTGAAGGACCTTTTGCTCAGATGTCGTTGGCATCTTACGATCCATTAAGATAGAGGAGAGTACACCATGAATATACCATACCAAATTGCGACATCACAACACTATTGTTATCACGATGTGTTTTATGGAATTACAAATATGAGATGGCTGTTCCCTGTCATCATGTGGTGATGGGGGTAAAAAAACCAACCAATGGAGGGTGTAAGATGAAGTGCTTCACGTACCACAATGGTGTATTGGAAGAAGGCCTGAATGTCACCATGGCCGAAGATCGCAAACGTGGGATTGAAATCCCAGTTGTGTATCTGGGATCTGAGAACAAGGTATTCTACCACCTTAGGCTTTCAATCCACCATCCCCCCGTCATCACGGGGATGCGGGTCTTAGAGGCATTTCCTTTCATCGTGGACTCCCGCAAGGAGCCGTCCACGAGGCCCAAGTTCCCGGTGCTCGCCAAGCCAAAGTACGAGATGAAGGGCCAGGCTCTCGTACGCATTCTTACTTCGACCCCGTCCAAAATGACGGGGTCAGGGAAGATCGAGGTATTGTCTGGTCATCCTCAACGCGTGGCGTTTGGTTCGGGCTACGAGCGTGACCGTGGTGGGCCGGTCTACCTGGATGAGGTGTGGAGACTCAAGTCCACGCCCATCAACGACGCCCTGGTGATCACAATCAATGGGTGCAAGACCGTTATCAAGATGGGGCAGTCGTTGACTGCAATGGCGTACGAGCAGTACGTCATGGCAGTGGATGCAATGGGTGGTAGAGCTGTAGACTCGTCCTCAGAGGACGAAGGCGACGACGGCCTGCTGTCGGACGAGGAAATGAGTGTCGCCCTGGAACCGACCGACGACCAGAAGTGACACAGGAAGGGAGGTCATTATGATCTCGATGATGATCCTGATCGACTTGTGGTGAAAACAACAAGTGGACCGCAGGCACTGGCGCGCATTGCGCCAGTGCCACCTTCCTGTTTTTTGCTGACACAGCCTGGACGAGTATATAATTCTCTTTTTTTCGCATGGTGTATACTTGACATATGCCCATTGGGGTGTCGGCAAATGGCAAGCCAGCAGGTTTTGGTCCTGCTATTTGGTGGTTCGAATCCATCCACCCCAGAATTCTACCGGAGGATAGATGAAACGTTTTTTCGTTGCGCTATGGGAGGGGCCGCTTGTTGACCTCATCCTCGGCCTGGTGATCCTGTCATCGATTGGATTTGCGATTTGGAAAATCCCAATGTCCAACATGGCGCACTGGATTGATAAGGCCTTTTCAGTTTTTGTTTATGGACTCATTGCAGGGTTCGTCGTCATGGTCATAGGGTTTGGTGCATGGTTTGTAGGCTTTATGATCAGGTCTACGATCAGCAGCTTCGCTGAAGATGTCAGGCATAAGCGAAATATAAAGAAAATCTTACACCAGGTGGAGGAGCACAACCAACATGTCACCTGACAAATTGAAAGAACACTGGATTGGGAAGAAAGTCATATCTGTATCCAATTCCTTTGAGGCAAACCCGGACGACAACTCTCTTCGTGTAGGAATTGTTACAGACTTGATTCCAGTATCAAAAAGCATGATCTTGATTCCCAAGGTGAAATTCGATGGCGAAGAGGTTCTTTGTTTCTCTGTTGTCATGGATTATTCAGATGAATTGCTGACGGCGCTCAATAAGCTTGGCGCCCGAGAGCGCTGGACGATCTTGCAGTCATTCACACTACGATTCAGTAGCCGATAACCACAACGGGAAGTAGCTCAGTCTGGCTAGAGCGCTTGGTTTGGGACCAAGAAGTCGCAGGTTCAAATCCTGTCTTCCCGATTTGCCTGGAGGGGTATGCCTAATCAATTCAGTATTCGCAGAGCCACTGGATACAGACTGGTGGATTTTCGTTTTGAGTCATCGGTAAGAAGCAGAACTTGCGGGTGCCATCGGGCAATCAAGGCTGGAACCAATCACCTTGTCGTGCACATCGCCGGCGGGTTTCCAATGCCTGTTTGTCAATCGTGTTGTAACAAGATGGCCAATTTCCTGGTGAGGGGACAGAATGCTAAAAAAAAGAATAAAAAGGGTTAGGACCAAGTCGTCGATTAAGGCGATCGAGAAAGATCTTGTCAGATATGCTCGCGCATTTCTGAAGTCGCAGGGTGAAAGCATTGATTGTCTGAACAAGATCAAATCGTTCTCAAAGTCAGATAGGGTGGATAACATTATCGCCAACTCCCTAAGGTTTATTCTTGGAGATGATGAAAAGACGTTTGGCCAGGAATCACTTCAAGACCGCCTGAAGAAGGACGGCCTGTTGCGTGTAACCTGTCTGTTGTATATGTATACATGCAAAATCGTCGGGCGGGCATACCTGAGCAATGCCGAATTCTCAATGTTTAGGTCGCTGCTCGGAGTATCGCTTGGATCAGATTCCCACCATGTAACAAACGACGCCCGCATCCTGATCAAAATGGGTGCTCCAAGCAGTATGCTGCCACAAGAGTATATGGTGATGTTGATGCAGCTTGATGAGTTTGAAAAAGCAATGTCATTCATCATCAAAAAGTGCGACAGCCTTCGCGAAGTTGGAACCTTTTTGTCATTCGACGAAGCAAAAGAGTACTATTCCATTGAAGCCGGCAAATTGATTGGCGAACTCAATGCGCAGGGAATGTACGGAACACACAATATCGAACTCTTCGCATTGATGCTGATTGGCCAGAAGATCGGGGTTAATATCAATTACCCCATGTATTTGGTCGGGGATATGGTCAAAGACATTAAGGATCAACAAATCTCAGACTCACTCAAAGAGACACTGGAAGATGCAATCAAAAAGTCAATCAGGGTCATCCAGGCAATCAACAGCGACGATGGCGATGAATGATTCTCTGCTGTTCATATCAATATTGATCGCATTGTACGCGATGGTACCTACGATACCTGTAACGTACAATGCGGTCAGGGTTTTGATAGCCACTAACCACACCACAAATGAAGAATGGTCGCTCGGAGATGATTACAGTACGCAACGAAATGGAAGGAAGCCCTGAAGAGTTAAGGGCCGGCGAAGAACTGATTCAGAAAGAAGAGAAGCGTCTTGCCTCTCTCGGCCCTGATCAGATTGATGCACTGATCGATATAAACTTTCCATATCGTCAGGAGAGTGGCGCACCGGATTATCGCGCCCATCAGAAAGAGACTATCACCAAGGCCATCATGGCCATGCGCGCCGGGAAGAAATTCGTGCTGATTGATGGCCCGGTTGGATGCGGAAAATCGGCCATCAATTACACGATCGGCGCCGTATGTGGGTCTTCATTTTACCTGACATCGCAGAAGCAGCTTCAAGACCAGATCGCACGGGAGCACTGGAAGAACGTGAAGATGGTCAAGGGCAAGGGCGCCTATTCCTGTAATTTTGTATCAGCGGCACAGGATGTGGCCAGATGCGACTATAAGGGTGACAGGTTTGTAATGTGCAACAACACGACGTTCTCGAAAAAGAAACCTGTTGACATTTCTACATACATTGACAATGTCCGCAAAATGCTTGAAAGATTCGCATCAGATGAAAGAATGCGCCGCATGAAGACGGCGTTTGAATACGAGGACGATGTACCAAAAGTTGTCGGCGCAGTGAAGGACTTCATACGCAACGCGCTCCCTTTGAACACTAGCCCGGACAAGGTGCGGGGCATATTCCAATCAAGAATGTGCTGCCAGTGCAATCCAGACCTTGAATGCCCGGCAAAGAGTTCAAGATTTCTTGCCAGGATGTTTGGAACCAAGGTGCTGAATCCAGACGTTTTGTATGCACTGCAGAACTTCGGTCAGAGTCGATTTTTCCCTGGCGCCGAGGTCATGGTAATAGATGAATGTCATTCCATTGAGAGCTTCATTTCCAGGATATTTGAAGTCTCGATACCAACAGAAATATTCCACAAGATGTTTGGCGTGCCAATGAATCCGTTATTGGCGAAATCATCTACTGGATTCATCTCGGCATATCCAAAATTCTATGCGGATGTGATTCTTCCGACCATCGCGGTTGGGAGAGTTTTGACTGAGATGCGCGACCTGATCAATGTTGATTCGTTCATGGACGTCATGGCGTCGAAGCACAAGGATTCATGGGCTTACAGGCCACTCATCGATGACATGAGAGCCGGGAACAATGTCGGCGGCGAGGGCGGGCTGTCAACGCTTTCGATTATTGCCAGGGCGCTCCGTGGAGATTCTGTTCCCGATTACCCCAACTTCGCACATGCCGTATCTGCCAAGTACTCCGAGTATGTAAGCGGTACGGAGGTACCAGATAAGCGCTTCTATTTTGACATGGACAAGTGGATGATCCCTGGGGCAATCAAATACTTTGAGGCCTGCGGCGGAATCAGAAAGAATGAAGGTATCAAGAACGTCGATACGCATTATTCGCGGCACATCGTTGTTCTCGCCGAGATGCTTACTGAGATGAGCAAGGGGATTGAAAAAATCATTTCTGTTACCAACAAGATTGGCGACAAGGAATATCCCGCCTTCATGACAACCGTTGATACAGAATGCTTCTTCAAGGCATCATGCGAAGGCATCGATGGGCTTGATTATCTGGCATCCAAGTATTTCGGGCCATCGTGTAAGGACAAGGTTACCAATGTCATGCTTACCCCGGTGGCCATAGCATCGTTCCTTCATAAATTCTTCTTCTCGCAGGCCAACCATGTAATCCTGAGCAGTGGAACATGGGTCAATCTGGAAAGCTCCAGAATCACATATGGCATACGAGAATCGGATAGCGAATACATCCGCATACCAACAACATTCCCGAGATCTAATCGGCCAGTATTTGTCATCAGCAATAAGGGCCGAACCAACTTCAGCGAAAAGACCGATAAGGGCGAATTCATCTACAAGACGAAGGACGGAACCAAGAAGTTCTGTGATGAATTGTACGAGGTCCTTCAAACGGCGCGCGCACGCATACGTGACAAGATTGGGGTTGAGCCGAACGCGATTGTCCACTGCCACACGTTTGATCTTGCAAGACGAATAGCTGAGCATATGAAGGGTATCAATGCCAGCTACCTTATGCATATCGGCCCCAATGATAGAGAGATCACCAATGTTCATACTGGGCACATCACAATGCCGAGGCACAAGGACGATCTGGTTCAGCAATTCATGGATCATCCAGATTCAGGGATGACACTTGTGTCTGCCTCAATATCAGAAGGCGTAGATTTCAAAGATGGCATAGCCAGAATACAGGTACTTCTCAAGAAGCCGATCCCATATCTCGGCGACCCATACGTGAAGTCGAGATTTCAGGGTTGTGAGGATGTCGGCATAGAGCGCGACCCCATGTTTATGGATCGTATCATATTTACCGATACAATCCAGCAATATGGCCGCATCGTAAGAACTCCGAAGGACTGGGGAATCACCATTGTGTTTGATCAGGCAATGGCGAAAACCCTCTGGTATATGCTGAGGCCTGGTGGTTCAACCAACCTTAACGTTGATTATTTCCTCCAGGGCATTCGTGGCGGGATAAAAAACGGAAGGGTGTATTTCGACGACCTGTAAACATACCGGCGCCGATAAGGCGCCGGTTATGTTTTGACTATTTGTGAAACAACAATAATGAGAGCCTTTCTTCCACAGGAGAACCAGATGAGACCTCCATTTGGACTGCATGAATATGATTGGCGCATCATTCAAGTCATCATCGTCATGGTTGTTGCAAACGTTGCGTTAATATCTATCATCAACTCTCTTGCGTATCACCATTCTGGCGAGAAGCACACTCAGAGGTATCTGGAGAAACACGGATACTCCAATGTTGAGATATTGAAGTTTTCACCCAACGAATGTGAGTGCGTAGAGAATGGTGGATACGAATTCAAAGCCGTTAACATCAATGGCGTAAGCGTGGCAAGGAAAGCTTGTTACGTCGGACATGGTGAATTCATCATTTACGAGCTGTATGGATGCGGTCAACCAAAAGAAAGGTGATCATGAAATTGTTTCCAGTGACTCATTATGAAGCAATGATGAATTCCGTCTATGGGGCCGCAATCAATGATCTGTTTGGACGGATGGATGCTTATCGAAGCGCTGACTACCTGACGTTTTGCGATGCGCTCGTAAAGGAGATTGAGTCTTCCCTTCTTGGAAACGCTGATGAAAACCAGCTCATGGTGGGCATCCAATCACTACAGCGCATGATGGCTAATCAGGAGTCCATGAATCTGATGGGCAACATGCTGTGGCATTGCTGGCAGATGAGGCATAATGGAGAGCGGATCTACTATGTGGCAAAAGATCTGTGCCATCGCCTGATACACACAAGGGCAAACGTAAGCTGCGAATACGTCAAAGCTCCATTTGACGAAATTTATGTCTGCCTGGATCAAAGTGAAATCGTGATCGATGATCGAATCGACAATACCGTGAGGCCAATGCGCGGCATGTACATCGGCCTGAAGAAAGAATCTAGTGGCAAAACGCGCATGAGAGTCATGGCCTCATCTGGCGGGGCGGGAATTGAAAATCGTAGTGACATCAACTACCACTACGTTCTGGATATACCTGACTCGCATGCAACTGTTGATGATGCAATAAACATTATGATGAGAGATTTGGGTGCTGGTAAGATTACCGCATTCAGCCTAACCGACGTCAATCGCAATATGATTCAAGAATCGTTCAGGCTGGCTGTCAACATCTTGCTGTACATAACAAGCAAAGATGCCGACACGCTTCCCGTAAAGCCAGACAGTTTTTCAGAAGCGGCTGACAAAAAGACGAACCCAGCCAAGGCGAAAAAGCTGTTGGAAAAAATCGGTAGATTTGCACAGTATCCATTCATCATGGTTGGTCCGAACGTTCCACCACTTGAGTCGGAAGCAATTTCGTCTCGTGCTGGCGGAAAGATTACATGTATGTTTTCCGTCTCCGGGCACTGGCGTTGGCAGTGGAAAGGCCCAAAAGACACCCAAACTCAAGAGCATATCTGGATTGCCCCCTATACCAAAGGCAAAGGGTTAATAGAGGGGCTTCACAAGAAATACATTGTAGAAGAAAGGTAGACGCCATGCAGCACAAGATAGTTCTGGATGTAAGAATTTCCAGCAATTTGAGCGATCAAGGTCAGGACGATGTGGCAACGCGTGTGTTCCACATGCTCAACGATTTCTGCGCAGTGGTTAGGGAGCGCATGAGTGTTCTGGTGGATGCCACTATGTACTCTTCGCCAACAAATCCCGTTGTTGGAGACAAGGGCAATCTCAACAAGGTTCAGGATTTGTGCTCGCACGCATTCGAGATCGTCGAGGACCTGACCGGCGTCAGCACATATGTGAGGTGTGTGAAGTGTGGTTCAAGGTTCTTGCTTGATGACGACATCCCCGAGGGCAGCCATAGACACATGCTCAATTTCGATGTGGATACTGGGGAGATCACCTGTCTCAGGTGTAATGATATCTTCGACACGGACCTGGACAGCGATGTGCTCACCTGTCGGCACGAGTTCAAGTACGACAATGCGAAGAAGATCGTATGTTGCACTTTGTGCGACGCAGTGTATGATGTTCCGGAAGAGGGTGAGATTGAATTGGAGCCAGAGGAGGATGCTGCCTCGCCAGCCCCAACAATTGACAACCCGGTTCCGAAGTTGGCCGAATCGGCGAGCACGCCGCCGTATGAAGATGGCCTTATGGATTGATTTGAAGTGCATGGGTGATCTGACGCGTCCATGCACTCAATCCATGAGGAGGGTGGGTGAATCACAACAAGCTTGTAAGCAACGCGCAGGCCGTACGGTGGTGCAAGAGTCACAGTGCCAGAACGGAGTTTGGCGAAGGGGTATGCACGGTATCCTATCAGTCATTCTCCCGTTCTGGCAAGACTCTACTTTTAGCTGTTAACACATTGATTGATTTTTTACATGAAAGGAAGAAGAGTCTTGGAAAAGACTGAAATTGAAAAATTGATTGAGCAACTTGACAAAGATGTCATGTCAGTGGTAACGATGTATGTGGATGATGAAATGTCTCACTATATGACATGCTCGCGCAGAGACAAGCGTAAACATATCTTTCATAGTCTGTCGCGTATGCCGCATACGGTAAGGAAGCTACGAGCGCTTGTGTGTAAAAAGTCATGACATACCAGATTTAGTGGCTTGACAAACACATAATGTATGTGTAGATTTTCAGTTGCGCTTTCGGGGCGCACCTAGTATTCTTAACCTAATCCCCTAACGTCGAGGCGGGCTATGGCTGAAAAGATTCTCACTCAAAAGATCGATGACGTAACCTTCACGATGATGAAAGCCCCAGGATTTGACAACAATTCTCAAGTAGCCCTGTTTGTCGAAGGCGCAAAAGAGCCGCTGGTAGTCATCAATGTCAGCAATCGCAGCAAAGATATGATCTTCCTCAAGCCGACTGTCACCAACAGTATCCGAATCAAGAGACCTGACGATAGCGCACCTGGAGCGTCGTCAGAAAAAACACCTACGTTGTCAGACGTCCGATAAATCAGCCAGACGGTAGGAACGGTACAAGCGTATTGTACGTCTTGCCTGTGGTATCTCTGTAGGGAAAAGAATGCGGAAATACGCCTTCAAAAAAGAAGATCTGGCCTACATCTACAAGACCATCGACATGGTCATGGAAAACCGTTACCACGAGCTGTACAAACAGCTCGGTCTCCACCAGGGCGGTAATGGGAATTTCCATTGCTTCGAAGCGTCAGCACATGGTAAGGGAACCGATCGTCACCCATCGCTATCCATCAACAACCAGACCGGTTTGTACCGGTGTCATGCCTGCGGTATCAAGGGTAACTTCCAGAGCTTCTGGCGTGACTACCTGAAAGGGCGCAGTGGCGGAGAGCATTATCTCGACTTCGTCATTGACCTCCTCAATATCGCGGGACAGCTGCCGGTCGGACATGGTACGGATACTGCTGAGTACGCGACCAAGATGGATCAGTTCAAGAAGTTCCAGGACCAGTTGGATGCGGCCTATGAGAAGAAGTATGGCCGCAAACACATGATGGGTGAAGCGTCGAGAGTGGCAGAGAAGGATGATTCTGCCCTCGACATCAGCGCCCTGAACGACTGGAACGCGCACCTTCTGGAGAATGCTGAAGCGTGCGATTACCTGCTGGCGACTCGTGGCATAACGAAAGAGATGATCGTAAAGTACAAGCTCGGGCTTGACCTCAAGAATGAGTATTTCGTGTTGCCCCAGTTCAACGAAGCCGGCGAGTGGGTCAATGCCAAGGGATACAACCCGCGAACCGACATCCCCGAACTCAAATGGAAGTACTTCTTTGTTGGCCGACAGGTGAAGCCGGTTCCGATGTCGAGCCTGGCCGGGAACAAGATCGTGTTCTTTGAGGGGGAGCCGGACATGTATTGTGCGCTCGCCTTCGGTGTCGACGGCGCGTTTACGCTCGGCTCAGCGTCAAACTACGACCTCATTAAGGCTTTCGGCAGCCAGGATCGTGTGATCCAGCACTTCAAGGGCAAGGAGATCGTCATTGTCCCTGACAGCGATTCCGCTGGAAGGCGAAATGCCCAGAAGCTGGCGGAGCAGCTACACCCGATCGCCAAGCAGATCAAGATCATCGACCTTGACAAAAGCGAGATGAATCCCAATGGTCTCGACCCGGCAGTGGTCAATGAAACGTATCTGGGGGGGACATGGCATAGCAAGAGAGCCGAGAAGGATTACACGGACTTCTTGAGAAAGAATGGATTCAATGAAAACGCGGCAGCTGTATGGTACAAGCTCGAAGCGTCAAATCCCGTTTTCACCCTGAATCCAGACAGAGAGCGCAAAGTTGTATGCAAGGTGTCAGTTCAAGAAGCGCGAAACCCGAAATACTACTCGGTTGATGGAAACATACAGCTGGAAACAATAGCGTCAGTATCCGATCTTGACTCCAATGCGTACCTGTACCCAACAAGTGTGATAGTCAAATGTGATGGGTGTGAGCGCAGATCCAGAATGGAGAAGTCTGGAAAGAAGGGCAGACCAGGCATATGCTCAGAATGCATGATACCGTTAATGCCTGGGTTCACAAATGAAGAACCAGTCGAAATACACATGCATGTCAAAGATATCCCCACAGAGCATGCAAACAAAGTGAATCACATCAAAGTTGACCCGCATGACATTCTCGGACTTATCGGCGTAACCGAAGACCAGAGAACCAAGCAATGCAAGAAGCTGTTGAAGATCAATATGAGGTGCCCGTCAGTAGTGATTGCTGACAAGGAAAAAGAAAAGCTACTCCGTGTTCGACTTGTAGATGACGTAACAACCCACCAGATGTCAGATAAGGTTCATGAGCCAGGGTCAGCAGATATCGGTATTGAGGGATTTCTTCTTGGTGCTCGTGACATCTATCCAAACCGATCATATCGATTCAAAGCGCAACAGACTCACAATTGGAACGATCAATACGCTGTCCTGTTTATCTGGGAAGCGGAACCAGTTCAGACGTCAATTGAGATGTTCCAGATGAGCGACAGTGTCATTGACATACTGCAGATTTTCAGGCAGAAGCCAGGTCAGACTGTTGCCGATGTGTTGAAGCACCGATACAAAATCTTCGGAGATGCCGCAGGACTTACCGGAAGAGAGGACATATTCCTTGCTTGTGATCTGGCCTTCTTCAGTCAGGCGATTCTCAACAATCAGGAATTGCTTCCGCGTGTTCATCGCGGATGGGTTGAGGTCTTGATATTTGGAGACTCCCGGTGCGGCAAAAGTATCGCAGCAGGATTTCTCAGAGACCACTATCGTCTTGGCGAATACGTTGCAGGATCAAGTGCAACCACTCGTTCGGGGCTACTTGCTGGAGTCAGGATGTTCAATGGTAAGCCCAGTATTTCATGGGGCAAGATACCAATGAACGACATGGGGATTGTGATTATAGATGAACTGAGTAACCTCGATGTGCAAACGCTTCAGGATATGACACCAAGCCGTTCGGATGGCATATTGGATATGGCCATGATCACAAGCGGAACAGCTTATGCTCGTACCGCAAAGATCATGCTGTCAAACCCGCGAGTCTGGAAGACAGAAGACGCCCGCTCGTCCCAATATGGTGTCATGGAGATCAAGAATTTCTGCACAAAAGACGAGGTAGCAAGCCGGTTCGACTACGTGTTGTACGTCAAACAGTCTGACGTTCCGGTATCATCACTACAGTCATCATATACCCCAATATCAAACATCTTTACGCCGCTTCAGTGCCAGACCCACCTGAAGTGGGCCAAATCTCGCAAGCCAGATCAAATCGTGTACGAGGAGGGAGTGACTGAACTCATTCATTCAATCCAGAATGAAATGTCGGCCAAATTCCACGAGTCTACACAGTTTGTCAATACTGAAATGCGAGCGAAGATATGCAGGATGGCCATATCAGTAGCGGCGATAACAGTGTCAACTCCAGACGATGACTACGAAAAGATCATGGTCCGTAAGGAACATGTTGAGTTTATCAGAGACATGTTGATGAAGACATACTGCGGTCCCAATCTTCAGATGGACATCTATTCAGAAGCCGTCTCAAGATCGAAGAAGCTTGGCAACATGGATTTCATGGCCAACATCTTCAAGTATATCCCATGTGAACCACTCATGCAACATGATGATTTCACCACAAATGACCTGATTCAGATATTCTTCGATTACCTTGGGCTTGTGTCGGCAAACAAGATATTCATGACGGGAGCCAGAGATGATAGACCGCAGTCGCGCACAATTGGCGGCCCGCCGTATCAGAATATCCACAAGCTGATAGGAACATTGGTAGCGAGGAATTGTTTTTCAAGAACAAGGTCCGGTCGATACAAGAAGACGGAGATGTTCAACCTATGGCTGAAAGATTACGTGAGGCTTGGAGACAATGCCCCCACTAGCGATATCCTCGAAAATCTACCAACTCAGCGCAGTAGCAATGTCAACCAAGATGTTGCGGAATTCAGAAGTGTTGTTGAGGATGCTGCACGACGATCAACTGCTGCATGATTCGCAATATTTGATGAAGATGTATGGAAGGTGCCTGCAGACATATAAAGAACTTGGATGGATACCAAAACATGCCGGCGGGGCGGATGTCGATCTAAAGCAGTTCCTTGCAAAAGCAGGAGAAATCAACATTGATTACCTGGATGTGCTCAGGAGTCTTCTGCCTGTCAATTCGCCTACCCATTGGTATTTGGTTACACATGCGGCATTTCCATGCAAAAGAGATATATGCAAAGACCAGTTTGTGAGCGCAATGCTGTCAATACTTCAGCCGTCAGCTCGACAGATGAGATCTGTGGCTGGCACAATTCCAATACCGGACGAGCTTGCGGATATAGTCAAAGCGTTTGACGGCGAGCCACTGTGTTGGGTGAAGTACAACGAAGTGGTGTACATTGTTCCGATCTTTTACAGTCCGCGTATCATTGAACCAATGTACATCGATGATGTTGATTTTCGGCAGTACACGGAATCAATCAGCATCGAAAACGTGAAGAGAGTTATAGAAGATGTCGATGTGATTGATATGTCATCCTCGGATTTACCATTCTAACCAGGAGAAACGGTCAATGGATTCACGTAAGGCTGTAATGGATATGATGGAGGGAAGGTCGACTGATCAGAGGACAATTGCCCAGCAGTCGAGCGATTCCGCACAAGAAATTGAACGAGCGCCAATTCTTACTCGCGCCGGCCGATACAGGATGAAAGTTGATCCTGTTGCGTGGAAAGACAAGAATACCGGGCAAATCGTGCTGTTCCCGCGAATCGAGAAGACAAAGAAGCAAAGCTATGCCCTGGTCGTGCGCCTTGCTGTTGTTGATGGAACTCCAGAAGTTCAGAAGGGGTCATCGACAATCGCCCGCATCGTTATCATGCCGCCCAAGGGAGCGTCAACCAAGGAGGATTTTGATAAGGTGATGTCGATGGCAAAGCCTCGGCTGATTGCTCTCACAGGGGCAAAAGGCATACCAATCGATCCCGAATGGATGATCAACAATCTCACCATTGATGCCGAGGAGAAGAATGGAAAGGTCGTCATCACTCGGACTCACAAGATGAATCAGGAAGTATACATTGCATTCAAGGACCAGCCGTATGTATCAACAACCGGGCAGGCCCGCGACGGCGTAGCAATCGAAACATTTGCAGCAGCCAAGCCGGATGACAAGAGCATCACGTACCCAGTTGGCGCGTCCAAGTCAAGTGTCGGAACAGTACAGGACCGTTCTGGATTCGGAAGTGCCGAGGGTCAGGCTCCAGCGGCAGGCACGGCTGAAGTTAATACCGGTGGAGATGTCGATGATGGCGAAGACATGCCCTTCTAAGGTCGGCCGTAAGGACGACCAAGGGAAAAGGCGATGGGACTTACTTCCATGGGGCGCCGTTGAAGAAATTGTCAAGGTTCTTGAAAACGGAGCCGCCAAGTATGGCGATTTCGATTGGAAGTTTGTCCCAAACTCTCGTGTTCGCTATTTTGCCGCAGCCATGAGGCACATGGTTTCGTGGTGGAATGGAGAAAAGCTTGATAAGGAAGATGGGTGCAGTCATCTGGCACATGCTGCGTGCTGCATCATCTTCCTTATGCACAATCTTGATGGAGACGGTCAGCAGGAGAAAAGGGCTTCGCAGGTTTCCCAGCCCTCCCGCAAATGAGAACCTGCCACATCAAGCGGTATGCAATCATGTGAAGCAAGTGATGGCTCACAGAAACAGTGGCTCGCTGGGTCGCCAGTCCATGGCTGGCAAAGTAAAGCGAGTTCCTCAGTAGCGAGAGGGCACATGATTGTCATGCCTGTTATCATGTCGACTTTTATGAAATACCAATAGTAGAGGGCTTTTCACCACGGAGGGCACTGCATGATTGTGGGCATAACGCATAACGAAGATGGTGTTATCCAAAAGACTACCACCTATCGTGGAAAGATTTCGGCAGGATTCGCGGCCGGAGAGGGTATCAACAAGTCCAATCACCCAATCCCGGCTGGACACTTCAGGATTCTGAAGGAAACAGTATCCGCTCAAAGAACCCAGAGTGGCCAAGTCGTGAACACAAAACAGTGGGTTTTGAACGGCCCTGTTCAAGACAAGCTGATGGAAGAAGCGAAATCCAAAGAGCCTCGCAAGATTTCATTCATATGTCTGTACAAGACACCCGAGGAATTCTGGGAATCTTCATTAGCTATGTATTCGCAGTCTGATGGTCTTCTGTGCAAAAGCCATGGCGCTGGCACTGTTGCCCGATATCTGCAATACAACGAAAAGGGCGAACGCACATGGATCGACAGGCAATTCAACGAAGTTGCCAAGTGTGCATTCGAAGAATGCCCTGATTACAAGTCTGGGGCATGCAAAGCCATAGGACTCATGAAGGTGTTTCCAACGGCAGACATGGCCCCAAACCCATATCGGTTTGAGACAAGATCAATCAATACTATCATGAGGATTGAATCCTCGCTGTCCGACCTGTGGTCGCTCCTCAATGCGGCGCACACAGTCAGACAAATTGAAGCAGGAAAGCCATTGCCGTTTGATGGCTTCTTCGGGCAGAAACTCATCTTGTGGCATCACAAGGTAAAGTCTGGCGGCAGGGACGTGTACATTACCGAAGTGCTTCCATCGGCCGAATTTACACAGTCTGTCATGGAGCCGATCAAGAGGGGCATGCTGAAGAACGTCGGCGCCGCCGCTCTTGCCGGATCTGCAAACATCGGTATGCTGACGGATCAAACTCCGCAGAGCATTCCCGAAACAGAAGCTGTGCCGATTGATGTGGAAGATCAGCGAGATATTGCTGTCAACTTCGGTGCAGACGCAGACGCGGTAGATGATGTTGAGGAATCAGGATCGCATGGAGAGCCGGCCCCAAGCAATACTGCCGCGCTCAATGCGATCGACAAACTTGCTGGTAACGGACAATAATAAGACATCAAGAACTTTAGGCGATGCATCATCGCCATAGTCTTACGGAAACACCCGTGGAAAGACCGCCCCGGGAGACGCTCCGCTCCTCGCATACTGCTTCGTCGCTGTGCATCTCCCCGCGCTGCTTTCCGTTTATTCGATTTTGTTGATGTCTAGCATATAGAATACCAAGGACTTATACTGGTGTATCACCAGTACGTTGAATCGGTGGAACCCACGTTTCGACCTCCAGGAACCAGGTCGCTTTGAAAGCGCTCACCGGTTCCAGGAGGATCTCCACTTACATTCGATTATGTTGGTATTCGAAAAAAATAAGGGTTGAGCGACTTGTCCGATGCATCATCGGAAATCGTAAGAAGTGAATACATCTGCGCTCTTGAAACAATTTATTAAAACCGGGGGTTTTATAAATTGTTTCGCGCTGGATGGCGACCTATTGTCAACCTTGAAAGGTGAGTCATGCCAAGCAAAGTGAAGAAGCATAGGGCAACAGTGGTGTTGAGTCTTGTTGTTGCCGTTGATGAAGGCAACAGTCCAGAAGATGTGATCAGAAATGAAACAGAGTTTCTGGCTGAGCCGAAATCGGCAAAGGGGTGCGTTGTTGCAATCAATGTCAAAGACGTAACGATAATAAAATAGCACACAAGGACTAATGTCTGATGTACCATCAGGCCAGTCTGTTGATCATTGCCTCACTCGTTTCATCGATTCGCTTGCACCGTATATGTCTAGCTGTCACGCTGCCATACGAGCTTGATAATAGCGCTCGCTCCACTCTTTATTTCGGAGAAATCAAAATGCGCGCTCATTGGATTAATTGCTAGGCGCTTCGCTGCCTACGCAATTATCCCATTCGCGCTTTGATATCTCCTCCCATAAAGAGTTACGCTGCTCGCGACAAATTGCAACCCATCCGCCGAGAGGCGCCGCTCGCTCGCCAGGTCGCCGTCACTCCGTGTCGCGACGCTGGCGTTCTTACGGCGCTCTCAGCGCGCTACGACACCTACGCCCTGCTCCCTTTGGTCGCCAGGGCTGTAGATGTCTCCGCTCCGGGTTACAATTAGTCGCCGTGCCGCGCTATCATCGGCGCTCTAAGCGATGGCCGCGTCTCAGCGACATATACGGTTGCAGCGATTCGATTCTCTCCTTCGTTCGATCTTTGTTGTGTGCACTTATATTTTGTAGATAAGTGGGGGTAGAAATACCCCCACAACATTCTTCGCAGGAGGTCTTATGGATGTCCCGTCAATTGTTGATGATTGGGTCTCGGCCTATGAAGAGATCAAAGACATGCTTCATCGGGCAGGAATGGACCCCAATCTGGTCAGCAATCCTCGTCGATTGCGGTATCAAATGCAGCTCAACAGACTTTTTTTTACTGATGATGAGTACCGCAGGGTAACCAACCTTATCACGGTCATATCATCGTAGGGAGACCAAATGTCTATCGCAAAACTCATAAGGAGATTGTTTCCTAGCATCGACTCTGAAATATCATCTCTTGAGCATCGTCTGGAAAAAATCACTGAGATATCGGAACTCAGAGGAAAGAGCATAAACGATCTTCAAGCCGAGTTGGCGCTATTCAAGACGCGCACGGAAATGCTGGAAGACAACAAGTCTGAGGCATTCCAGGTGCGGTTGAGACAAGTTAAGAATATCGTACATTCGCAATTCAGCAAGTTGGAACTGGTTATCATGCTGGCCGGCACCATGAAGATAGCCAGGGAGTCTAAGGACATCGCAGATATGGAGATGGCGGTAACACTCGCCAAAAAGATCTCTGAGCTTCTTGACAAGATGCCGGACTCTCAGGAACTTACACCGAACCCGTGAAGGGATTGAAATGGAGTTCAAATATGTATCCATCGATGTTGAAACAACCGGATTGAGTTCTGAGTCCGATGAGATTCTGGAAGTGGCGGCAATCGAATTCGATGAAGCAACTGGAACGCGCGGCAGACGTATCGTCAAATTCTGCCGTCCAATCCGTGGGCTAATCCCAGAAGATGCCACTCGAATACACGGAATCACCATGGAGATGGTGAAGGGGTCCAAGGTCTATCTGACGGAAGGCGTCCAGGAAGAAATAGCGCAATTCGTTGGACAAAGAACCATTATCGGCCACAACGTCATCAAGTTTGATCTGTTGTTTCTCAAGATCAAACCGGTATCTGTCAGAGACACTCTCCAGATGTGCCGGTCAAGATTCAGCGGCAGTAACAAATTGAAAACCGCATGCATGAGGCTTGGTATCGTATGGACCGATGACAGGTCACACCGTGCGGAATATGACGCCGAGCGCACGATCGACCTGTTTCTCAAGATACGCGCAATGGAAGATCGCGAATCGACATCCGCGACCGTGCCGCCACTCATTGCGGCCATGATGCAACATAAGGCCGCAGGACCGGTTGTAATGGGAGTTGTGCCATCTGATGCCGACAAGAGCATGATGGCAACCCAGGCGTATTCGTTCTCCCGGATAGAGCTGTTTCATCAGTGCCCCTTCAAATGGTACATGAAGTACATCAGGAAGATGAAAGAGCCTGATTATTCGTACTTCCAAATTGGAAAGATATGCCACCGAGTGGCCGAACTCGCAAACAAGCTGTGCGTCAGAATGTTGTTTGCCAACAAGTTTGAGGCGTACGTGGCAAAAAAACCAATACAGCTACCTGATCGATATGTCGATATTGTCAGAGAAATAGAGACATCTGAGAAATGCTCACGCGAAAAAGCAGTGGGCATGTTTCTGTTTGACAATCGACAGGTCCTCAAAGACTCAACATCCATGGGATATGCCCATTTCATGAACTCGATGGATGCGGCCCTGACTGATGACGAGTACGAGAAGCCATCAATGCCGTCAAGAGATGACTATGCTCGTCTTATCAACAAGGCGGTTGCAGAACACAAGTGCGAAGATGGCATGGTCATATCTGAAGTTCAAACCATCATGTGGCGCTTCTACAACAAGAACGATTTCACCCTGTATCCTGGCGAGATAAGTGTCACAGAGCAGAAGCTCGCGTTCGATAAGGACTGGAATCTGATTGATGACTTCTATGCATCCAACGTCTTCTTCCGTGGCATTATTGACGTAATCGATTACTCGACCGGCATTGTCACCATCACTGACTACAAGACGTCGCGCAAGATGATGACCAAGTACGAAGTGATGAATGATATGCAGACCAAGATATACCTGTCATTGGTGCATATGATGCTGCCCAAAGATTCGTTCAGCAGGGCAATCATACGCATCAACTATGTCAGGTACGGTACCGTCATACAGCTTGAGATTGAGGACGTCAAGGCTGTGGTTGATTCCGCAATGGAATGGATCAGGACATCAATCCAAGACATTGAAAAAGAGATGCTGAAGACGGACGGGACTTCGTTTTCTCCAATCCGAAACGAATACTGCCATGCATGCTTCCTCAGCGAAGATGGTATATGCCCGCTGTTCAACAAGAAGTTTGTCGGCAGCATCGACGACCCAATGGGATACGTTGTCGATACGGTCGACAAGTGCCGAGAGGCCTGGAAGCGCATTGAAGCCAATAAGGCAGAGATAACCAGGCTTGCCAAGCAATGCAAGTCGTTTGTCAAATCGTGCGATGCCAAAATTCAGATAGATGAGCACGCAACTCTGGACTTCTGGGTCGAGAAGACAAGAACGTACGACCCGATTGCGGCCATCGCCCTTCTGAAGAGCAAAGGTGTAGATGGCAAGTATGCCATGAAATTCTGCTCACTTCCAAAATCAGATTTCGAGAAGCTGTTGCAACTCAAGCAGATCGAGCTGACCCCGGAAGAGATCGAGTCAATCTCAAGCACATCCACAAAAAGTTCGTTTGATGCGTTAACCGCTGAAGAAGCCGCAAACAAAGGATACCTTAACGCGTGATCTCCTGAAGCCAGATGGGTAGCCCTCCCGAGGGTTGGCCGTATGGCCGCCTAAGGAGCGCGTGTGTGGAAAGCCTTAATTGTAGCTGTATTTGTCGGCATAGACGTATTCGTCTGTTTGAATGTCGACAAGTTTATTGAATCGTTGTTCAGTGGTTATGAGGGGCGGGAGTAATCCCGCTCCATCATTTTAGAAAGGAGGACCATGCTTGTCACTGTGGGTAAACGGGACACCAACATCATGGTTCCCATCAAAATGACAAACGCATATGTAAAGTATCGTTTTGCTATTGATTCAAACGGCGACACTGTTGTTGTTGCGGTTGCCGGAAACATGCAGACAGAGCGCCTCAATAAGGAATGGCACAAGGTTCACACGACAGCGTTCAGATCGTTTACGAGGACGCCGTCTATACTCAAACCATTCATTGGCAAACAGTTCGAGCAACAGATTGAGACCATGTATCCGGAAGACAATGAGATATTCAGGATGTCTCCGCGAGAGTTCTCAATCAGCAGCTTTCTGTCAGGATCAGCAGAGCGCACCATTCCGTATCTTTCCAGGAAGGGCATGTTGATTCTGCCGACCAGATTCATTGTTGACCGGATGAGTGCGAAAATGATTGCCTTCAAGGTCTCGTTCGCTCACAATACCGAGGTGAGCCTAAGAGATGGAAAGATGTTCGCATTCTTTACTGTTGATGATGATCCAAGGAAGATGACGTATCCAATTCACAAATATCATGGTGGAATGAAAACGAGGCAGATGACTCAATTGGTGGCTTTCTTGCGCAAATGCGGGAAAGAACCAAGTGACTACGCGTTTGAAGAGATCAGCCCCATTGATGGTTTTGATTTTCCCATTCTCGTATTCAAGGAAGGCAAGCGTGATTGATAACGATGATTTGTATATGGAGTTTGCTGAAGGTCTCAGCATGATGAACGATCTTGGGATTCAGTTGTATAATCAAAAGCGGCTCATTGACGATCTGCGCAAAAAACTGTCGGCTCCTACGGATGATGGCAGCTATCCGCTGGAAATAACTGCGCATGGATTCAGACAGATATCGGAGAGGCTTGAGGTTATCGCAAAAGAAGAGTCTGTCATATTCTCCGATGTGTTCAACGCAGATCCGACCAAGTCGCTTCTGGTTCCATCGAATCTCGAATCGTTTGTATTTACCACACTTGCGGTTGCTCGCAAGTCTGGTAAGTTCACCAAAGAAAAATCAAAGAGCAATCAAGCAAAATTAGAGTATCATTACTCGGTAACCATAGATAAATGGAGCGTTGGCAGGAAACTTGAATTCGTTGCCATAGTCGAGGACAACCGAATCAAGACTGGATACTTCAACTGGACGGGGTGAGTGCATGCACGTATCAGTGTTCGATCCGAATCATCTATTGATCGGCACACCTGATGGCGTACTACTCAGGGCCATGAGATCGAAGATGGGCGGGACCAAAGTTCGTGAGAAAAACCAGATCATCGTCCCTCTTCGGTCTGGCCCGAAAATTGATGAGTTTACTCATCATGAAAGGGCAAACTATAGCCCCGGAGTCAGAGAAGCAATAGATAAGATTGCATCGATTGTTGCTCGAAGAGAGAAAATGGCAGATGTAATCAAGGGTCAATATCAATCAGGCAACATCACATTCAAGTATGACTACAAGGGGCAATACGCACCACTGAGCCATCAGAAGGTCATGTACAACATGGCTGCCCACATGGATGTGTGCGCCCTGCTTGCAGAGCCCGGAACATGCAAAACCGGCCCATACCTGTGGGCAATCGACACTAGGATACAGAGGGGGCAGGTGCAGAAGTGCCTGGTTATCACGCAGCCATTCCTGAAAGCCAACGTGTTGGGTGAGATGCGTGTACAGGTTCCACACATGTCTGGAGTCATACTGGATGACAAGATACAGGCCAACAAGATTCTAAACAAATCGTACAAGGTTAAGAAGAAGAATGTCGACTACCATGTGTACATAGCGAATTACGAATCGATGTATTCGCTTGTCGAGCTTATCCCGGATGGTTACTTCCAGATGGTGGTATTGGATGAAGCGCACAGGATTGGTTCTGCACAGTCCAGACAGACCAACGCCATCATAGACAAGTTCGAATTCGTTCCGTACAAGGTGATAGTAACGGGATCGCTTCATTCAAACAACGTCATGTCGTTCTATTCGCCGTTCAGGTTCCTTGGTCCTGACGTGGTGCCGTATGCTGATTTCTATGGATGCAGAGAGCACCTCATGTATCCGGTTGATGATCAGAAACACATATGGGTTCCAACGTCTGGATCCGAGTCAATTGTCAGGGACATCGTCGGAAAGATATCGGTGTGCTTTACAAAGGAAGAGTGCCTGGACCTTCCCGATATCATATACGAAAGAATAACGTTCTCATTGAACGATTCTCAAATGGCCCTGTACAATAAGATGAAAAACGAGATGATTGCGCAGATAGATGGCATGTGTGCAAAGTGTTCTAAATCAATCTCATGCGATATGTCTTGTAAGGACACGGTTGAAGCAAAGAATGCGCTCGTTTTGCTTTCCAAGCTACGCCAGATTACATGCGGCTTCTACATTCAGACGCAATACGACGTCAATCAAGAGACGGGTGTAAGAACGGGAAACAACGCTATCATCACTCTTGACAGCAACGCCAAGCTGTCGATACTAATGAATGTATTGAACAACATTCCTGATGGCAAGAAGACAATCATCTGGACAACATATACCCATGCTGTTCGCACGATAAGAGATGCGATCGCAGACGCATACGGAGAAGATTCGGTACTGACATGCTATGGTGACGACGACTCATTTGCTCAGGTTGAGAAATTCAAGTCGCCAGAAAAGCAATGGATGGTTGCGAATCAATCCAAAGGTGGGGTGGGTCTCAATATACAGTTCTCGTCATATCAGGTGTACTTCAACAATTCATACTCCTGGGTTCAACGAGAACAGGCGGAAGCCAGGCAGCACAGGCAGGGCCAGAAAGATAAAGTCACCGTTTACGATACAGTGGCCGTCGGAACGATTGACGAGATCATATTGGACCGGCTTAATGCTAAAGAGTCATTGGCAGAATCGTTATTGCAACTTGCCAAGGTCATGCGGTAAGGTCTGCATGGTGCAGGCCTACATTTCAACACAAGGAGTAGCGTCATGGCACGAGTGTCAGAGGAAATGCAGAAGCGCATCGATGAGCTGGCGAGCGTCATCGAAAAGCAGTATATCGAAGCTGGCGTTCTGCGCCAGAAGGCAATCGAGGAAGCAACCGGCATTGTAATGCGCGCCGGAAGCGGCAACGAGGAAAAGGTCGGCAAGAAGCGCGGACCGAAGGCCGGCAAGAAGCGTGGGCCGAAGCCTGGCCGCAAGGCTGCAGGTGATGGTGAAGCCGCCGTCGCACGCAAGAAGTTCGCAGCAAGCATCAAGGCCGGTGGCGAACAGGCTGCAGGCTAGAGCGAATTGGTGGCGGTCACACATCGGTGGCCGCCACCTTCAAACGGAGGGCATATGAAGATCTGTCGTCTGTGTAAGGCCAGTTTCCCAGAATACACAATTTCTGGAGATCTGATGTCTGCAATTAGCGGCAACATTGATTCTGAATGTTGCCCTGCGTGTGTAGATACGGCTGCCCGCAAGAACGGGCTTATTCTTTCGTGGACTGCATCATTCGGTGCAGCGGCATCGTTGCATGAGCCTGAACCGTCCATGATTTCTGTCCCGAAGACGCAATTGACATACCACTCAGAGTGGAGCAAGTGCCAACTGTGCGGAACCGAAACAGTATTGAACGGAAGGTGTACCAACCCCCAGCATGACTCGCTGGAGCTGAGTTGACATTTGCGTATTGCATAGTGTAAATTGCATGTTGAAATGGAGGGAACATGCCGCAAAAAGTGAATATAACCAAATTTCAACTTGCAACACTTCAAAAAGAACATGGAAGCGACCAGAACATTGGCGCCAACATTGGGATTACGAGGCAGGCAGTTCACCATCTTCGAAAGAAGTTCGGTCTTCCGTCGTTGCGAGCCAACAGCGGTGAAAGAAACAGAATCATCATGGTAGCCTACGAGAAGGGCAAGACTGGTATTGAAATCGGCCAGAAGCTCGGAATGTCTTCATCTCAGATATACAGGATCATACGTTCCGAAAGCAAACGGACTGGGATCGACCCTGCTCCGCTCGATAAACGAAGATCAGTATAACATCAGACTGTCGCGCGGCCAGGAGAACCTGGCCGTTTTCATTGGAGGTATCATGAGTTCAGATGATGCTGCTGGCAACATCTTGTCTCTCAGCGTCAGCAAGACTAGCGTTGAAGATCTTTACACGCAATATGAACAACTCGCCATGGGGCACTCGTTTTCATACGAGTCTAGCGTTGACGGCTCGTACACATTGAGAATCTTCGTCACGCGTGTTCCTGGAGGGTACATACACACTATCGGGAACGCATGCGTGTTTGTTCCAGGCAGTAAATGATCATGGATATGCGAAACGTTCAACCGCGAGGCAAAAGCGGACGATACGAATCACATGTTATGATCATACGGATTGCAAAAGCCGTCATTAATCTATTCTGCAAGAAATCACGCAGATGAAAAAGGCGCTTGAGTCAAAACTGCAATCGTCAATCCTCTCGGATCTTGAATCGTATGGGGATAAATGCGAAGTATTCAAGATCGAAAGGGCAAATAAGAACGGATTCCCAGACATCTTCTTTACCATGGAATGCTGTGGTCCATGCATGGTAGAAGCAAAGCGAGAGGGCGAGAGGCCATCTGATTTGCAGAAGCACAGAATCGCCAGACTGAACGCTTGTGGGTGTAAGACATTCGTTTGTGATACCTGGTCCGAATGGATGAAGGTTAAATCAGTTCTTGGTATACCTCCTCCTCCAGGCACAATGTTATCTCCCAAGAATTTGTGAAACAACAATAATGGGAGATTTAACCGCCGGGCAACGTTCGGGTGCCCGTCAACAATTCTTTTTAACTAGGGGACGATATGAGGCCATTTATTGGATTTGCCGATCAGTGGTTGGTCGACGCGCTTGGCATTGAGGCAAAGATTCCTCATGCCCTCATGGATGCGACGTGTTATGCGATTCCGCAGGAAGAGTTCTCATACATCGGAATGGTGTATGATTACATCAGAAGACACGTAGATAATCAAACCCTGGCATGGTCGCCAGTGACGACCTGCGCTGCTGATGTACAAGGGATGACGCTGTATATGTGCGCCTATTACTCACGATTCAGTGTGGTGGACTCGCTTACCAGCGATGCCGTCAAGGCGTCTCGTGAGTATCGAAGGTGCGTTGATATAGTTCGCGCCGTGCCTGATGTGACCGTCGTGATTGCTGATCTGGTGGTCAGATACAAACAGGCGCATCCATTCCAGTCGACGTTTGAGCGGTTCGAGATTCTGCAGCCGACGGAAGCGGAAGATTTCAATACAGGCATCGACAACAACGAAATAGAGGCAATAGAGGCGGCGACTGGCGCTATAAATGTCGCAGCTCAGGCGCATCCAACAACCAATGTGGTGAATGATATTCTTGGTGTCACTGAAAAGAAATCGCAGGCGAACGATCAGAAGCCCAATCGGTCCGAACCCGGTAAGGCTGAAGAAAAGTCGCCTGCGCCTGAAGATCCGGTGAAGAAGCGGCTCGATCGCCGGAATGCTATTATCAGCACCTATCAAAGGTTGCGCCATGATTACGAAGGGCGCTATGGCATGGGGGCGTCGATAGACTTTCCCGAAGACAAAGAGTATGCGATCATGATGTTTGGGATCAAGCGCTTAACTCTGGACAGTCATGATTACGACGCCGTCGTTGCAATATCCAAGCATCTCAACAAGCATGTGATGCTGGTACACTGTGGGTATCGAGAGGCCGATACCGTTACAAAGAGGTTCTTGGATACCACCACTGAATATCTGGCAATCATGACTCGGCCGGAATACTCAGGGTTCATGTACTACGAGGACGGCGGCGAAAACATAGCATCTGTTCTTGGTGAGCCCATCGCAATAAACGAGATCGCATTCGTGAAGTCTCAGGGTCTGAATGCCGAATTGGATAAGATACGGCTTGATAGGAACCTCACCGCGCAAGCCAGGACAACAAAGCTCAACGAAATAATCAACACCGCCAAGAATCGTCCGCTCACTGGATACGATAAGATATTCAGGGATTGGGCGACCGGTGTTGTATACGCTGTCATGAAAAATAACGAGATAGTATTTCTCGTCAAGAGCATCTGGAGGATCCACGGTTCATTTGTTGATGTTCATTATCAGCTCACCAATTCTCAGACGGCCTGTGCTGAGCGCCATGAAGAAGTTTATAAGTTGATGAGGCAGGCCACCAAAAACAACCTGATTCGGGCAGCCACGTCGTCGATCAGGAGGGCCAAGGAACGCATTAAGGAAGAACTCGACGAGCAGATTGACAGGTTCAATAATCTGAAGACCGAAATGTTGGAGCTTTCCAAAACAATCAACACATCATCCATGATGTGGAATTCAATGGATACTTCTGCGCAGCACAAGAGTGCGGAAGAAAAGGCGGCTGCTGATTATGAACTGATTATGCAAATGAAGAATGTCAGATCAATGTTCATAATCAACGAAGCCGTGCATATCTACACGCGTACAATCTACGCGAAAGACGAGCGCACAAAGCGCTGGCATGAAATTGGTGATTTCCATATCATCATATACATGCACAGTGACAGGTATGACACGGCTCACACCGTCAGGGTCAGGAATTTGAAAAATCACGTCGTGGCGTTCAGCGGGAGAGTCATGGAAGCGCCGCATGTATTTCAAGATGGTCACATATGCCATGGCAACTTGGCAGTCGGAATGGCGGAAGCGTACAAGAGCAAGGACTTGTATCAACTGGTAATGCAGTTGCTGCTGTTCTTGGGGTACGCCAACACCGACGATTCTGCCGGAGCGTATGTCAACCAGTGGCCAGAGGTATCAGAAGATATCGCCCTTGGCAAAGTTCCAGACCCCTCAATTCCTCTCCCATACCCGAAGGAGCAGGTTGCAGAAGAGGTAAAGTTTGATGAGGAACTCGCAGGGGCAATTCCAATTCCTGTTTCAACAATCGCATAACGAAAGGCAAACATGGTCTATCTGAGGGTGGCGGCCGATCTGTTGGTTGGCGATCGGCTGCCAGTGCTGATAAGGGGCGCTCAAGAGTGGGCGCCCGACGCGACAGGCGGAATCCAGTTTGTATTTGAGAGCAGAGATGATCTCGTGGATGCCGCCGAAGAAGTGGGTATCGGGTTCTATGAGAACACACACAATGTGTGTCTTGCTGCCAATAGTCCCGGACAATACCATTTCACCACCGACGAGGAAACTCAGGATGAAATGGATGAAATGGATCCAGACGACGAGCCAGGAGATGTCGACGAGCCAGGAGATGTCGACCCGCAGCATCTTATCGATATGACGGTGCTGCCGCCACTCGAACCGGTTGATGCGAACGCGCCTGCGGCCACAACTGTAACACATCAGGTAACAAATCCGCAGACTCCGTTGCCGACCGCGACGCCACCGACACCACCTGATATTTACTCGATGTACACAAATCTGTCGATGAATTCTGCTGCCGAATCTGCAAGAGCTATTGACAGGTTGAGGACAAGGGTCGATGAGCAGGCTGCGCTTCTTGTGTCGGCACAAAGAGATCTTGCGTCATACATCCATCGCATGGATTCAAATGGAAGCATCAATGCTGCGGCGAATTACAATAAGCTGGTTGCGGCGATCGAGCGCGTGCGCCAGTGTTCCGATGTGGAATCTGTCGGAATGTTCAACACGTATCTGATTGTCAAAACGAAAGAGATTTCAACGGCTGTCGAAATCGAAGGCCACCGCCGTGTCATTGGACGCATGCTCATAGGTTTCAATATGAGATGGATTGCTAATCCGACCACTCTCGGCGCGAACAATGAAGACAATGCGACAATACGGGTCTGGAACACGGAACGTGAATATGACCATTTCCAGTGTGGCCATGTTCGCGACACCTATCCGTGCCTTGGTGGATACATGTCTCAACTCGCGATAGCGGCAGCAGAGTGCCATCTGGATCAGATGGTTGAGATCATGTTGCGATTCCTCAAGAACCCAGAGCCAACTGACGCGTACTGTACGCATCTTGCATATTGGCCTGTAGCCGAGGAGACAGCGCGATGAAGCCAACAGACGACAAGTGCACATATACGTCGATTGATGTTAGGGCGAAAATCCCCCCATCAATCACGTTCTCGGCGATGTCGATTCTGTGGATTAAGGCTCTTGTCGAAAATCATTCCGAGGAGGTTGGATTCTTCGGAGTGGTTGACGACACGGAGCCGAATACCTACAAGATTCGCGACATATTCTATCCAAAGCATCAGCTGATCACGTCCGGTACATGTGAGATTTCACCGGAAGGCGAGGCTCAGATTGTCAACTGGTTGTGTGAGCACGGAAGGGTAGCCGACCTGAGTAAGCTGCGCCTGTGGGGTCACTCCCATCACACGATGGGGGTGTTTGCATCTCATCAGGATGAGCAGCAATCACTGGAGCGGATGAACCAGAATCAATCGTATCTCATCCGCGTGATTGTCAACAAGGACTATAAGATGGATGTGGCGTTCTTCGACTATGAGCGCCAGATCAAGTTCGAGCATGTGCCTTGGACGATCGATGCTCCAACTGAAGCAGAATTCCAAGCCATACTGGACGAGAAGCTGGCACTCATTGCGTCCGTATTAGCCGAAACAAAGTCCGCATCGGAAAAACTGTCTGAAATTGATAAGATTACCAAGCAGGACCCGGTCGCGGATGAAATCAAAGCCAAAGTGTTGAAGCTCAAAGCTCTGAATGTTCCGGTTCAAACCACCCATGGTTATTCTGGCGACGGCTATCATGGTGGTTGTCATTACGATCATCATGGGGGCTATCCCCCATACTATGACTATGAAGGCTTTGAGAACGAAAGTTTGCCGTTTGCTTCTTCTCCTGGTTCACCTGGCCGTGTAGTTGTTGTTGGCGGCCAACAGAGAACAACGGCATCTCGGCAGGAGTACGGCGCGATCGTCGACAAGCACATGAGGGGTGGAGGAAGAGGGAAAAAGAACCGGCAGGTAATCAGGTCTGGGTCGGTTTCTCCGCAGTTCACCGGACGATTCAATGGTGGAGCATAACAAACAATGGACTACGTACGTCAAATCGGAATACTCGACCCGAGAGAGATAAAAGGCAAAAGCATTTCTCTCATCGGCGTCGGGGCAACAGGAAGCACGATTGCTTTGACTCTGGCCCAAATGGGGTGGGGCGACTCCAACACGGGCCAGGGTGTTTTGAAACTGTTCGACGGCGACAAGGTCGAAGAGCACAACCTATGCAACCAAGAGTTTTATCCTGAGCACATTGGGATGCACAAGGTTGAGGCAATGAAAGACCTGATTCACCGGAAATGCGGCTTCGATATTGAAGCCTACCCAGAGATGGTTACTGGCCAACCATCCGCCCGCTCGACATATGTGTTCCTTCTCACGGACACGATGAAGAGCCGGCAAGAGATTTACGACCAGTGTCTTGGGTGCAGCTTCAATACCGAGCTGGTAATCGAAACAAGGATGGGGCTGAAAGAAGGCCGCGTGTATGCCTTCTGCCCGCAGATCCCGTCCGAGGTGAAGGCTTGGAAGGAGACACTGTACTCAGACGAGTCGGCTGACAGATCCCCGTGCGGAGCCTCTCAGTCGATAGCTTCAACAGCTTCATTCCTTGCGTCTCTCGCTGTCGGGCGTGTGATTCAGCATTTCAACACGCACTACGGTAACGGGAAGCTTTCGGATTCGAATGGTAAGATTCCGAAGATGTGGAATGAGGTGTTTTTCTCGCTGTATCCCGAGCAGTTTGTTATGCGCGTGTTCGGGAGCGACCCAGTCATGGCAATGTAGCCATGACATTATTCACTCATTCGTGGAGGAAGTAGAATGTTGGTAGCAAAGCTTGCGATGCTGGGTGCCGAGATCAAGTCGTTCGCGATGGAGGATGGTTCGACTGTCGGTCGGCTGTTCGAAATGGCCGAGGAAAACTTCGTCCAGGGCGCGGTGTCCATCAACGGTGCCATTGTCAACGAGAACACGATTCTCCGCGACGGCAACCTGGTGTTCATCGCCCGTCAGACCAAGGGCAACCTTCCGTTCGAGCTGCAGATCATCCGTCTCGGTGCCGCCGAGCCCATGATCGCAGTTGCGGTTGAAGAGGGTACCACGGTCCTGTCGGCGTTCAACGCTCTCGACGCGGGCCGTCGGTCAAACTTCATCCGTGCCGATGGCACCCAGGTGTACCAGGAGTACCGTCTCGGAAACGGCTCGCTGATCGATGCCAACGCGCCGATCGTGCGTCCCGCCTCTGGGACCGAGCGCATCATCTGCGCCACGAAGACCAAGGGCAACTGACCAGTTGTCATCCGGGTCCGGCCGTCTAACGGCGGTCGGGCCTTCCCTTGGCCTATAAGGAGTACAGATGTTGAAGATAGTGAAATCGGCAGAAGGCATAGATGCGTTAGATGTAACGTACGTCGCCGCAACCGAGATCAGCTCTTTTCGTCTTTCGTGTTCCAAACTCAAGGATGACCAGGAACCGGGTTCGGAAGCCCTTGAGGGTCAGGCTGAATTGGCTCTCAAAAATGGGAATATTCTCTCGTTTGATCTTTCAGACGAAGAGGACACCATCATCTCATGTTCGTCTCCCGATGGCGATTTCCGACAGATTAAGACGATCTCTGATCTGGAGAACTACTTACTGAGCGCAAATGTGAGCAGGTAGCTACACGCCTGAACGCAAAGTGACCCAGTAAGAGACGGCAGTACGCTACAAAACGCATAAATGTACTTTGCCGATAGCAAAGAGCGGGGCCTTTGGCCCCCAATTTTACCCCATAGCATCTTTTTTTTAGCCATTAGAAAAGGCACTGGCCCCAGGGGCGCATCCCGGAGCCAGGCGTTGATCGTGCGGAAAGACCTGGGTGGTTATCTACACGATCAAACAGTCGATGAAACCGATCTTGGAGGACGTTGTTCTGGCAGCGCCCCGACACTTGCACCAACCTCTGCCGTAGAAGGCGGCTGTTCTGCATACAAATCGCCCTGAGAAGCGCTTGGAATCTGTCCAGGGGTGTATTGCTGCACCGTGGCCAGATCGGGCATTGTATCGGCCTCAATGAGGTTCATTTCCTTGAGGTTGTTATAGACTTCCTGATACAGGTTTGGCGCAGTATTCTTCATGGCAAGCATGCGAATCTTGAACTCGTTACGATCAACCTGTGCAAGCCTTGAGAACCTCTGGGTAAGCAGAAGGATGAGGTTCGGTATCGAAACACCCTGTGGCTGTGTACCGGCCTGATTGGACAGCCCGCCGACCTCCTGATCAACACCAACAGCGCTCTGTTCGCTCATAAGCGCACGCTCATTGTCACGACGAGCCTGAGCCTCACGATTACGGGTTTCAAGACGAGTCTGGTTCTCCATTTGAGCGTCAGCTTGATACAGGGCTGCCACAATGGACGCGGCCCCCTGAGCTTCAGCTTCGCCCTCGGCCTGCTGGATAGCCAGTTCGATACGCTTCTTGGTCTCTTCCTTCATGTATTCGAATTCTTCATCAGGATCGAAATCAAGTTCCTTTGTCACAGTTGTTTTGGATACAACAGCATTCCGCGCGTCGCCTGTTGCGGCCTGTATCATCATCTGTTTCTTCTGCAGGTCATCGGCCATCTTGAAGTCAGACATGGACACGTTGATCTTGGGCTTGCCGAGATACGTCGACAGGTTGTCGATAATGAAGTCTTTGAGACTGTCAATGTCTGCGCGGTGATTGAGGAACGTGTTTTCAACCACACGGAGAGATACGTTGCTCCCAGACCATGTCGCACCGCCGCGCACTATTTCTGGTATGATTCCAATACCGGTGATGATGCTATCCTCAGTCATTTTGATCTCAGGTGTAACCATGAGAAGCCTGGCGTCGCCACCGAGGTTCTGCATACCAAGAGGGAGCGGCATGATTGAGATATAGTTTGGATCAGCTCGCCACTTCTGAATCTCGGCCTCAACCTTTGTTCTCCATGTCCCAAGATTCATCGTAGCGTGCGGGCTGATGTCTCCAGTTCCAGATGGGAACAGAAGACGAAGTGGGACAATGTGATCAAACGAGATCATCTCATTGCCCTTCTTCAAAATCTTGATATGGAAGATGTCCTTCATCACCGGCATGACGACGGGTATGCCCCAGCCGCGTTCCGAAGGAATGATGTACTGAGGGGCAGGACGCTTCATGTGGAACACGTTGTCCGCCATCAGCTTCAACTGCTTGCGACGACGAACTGCCTCAATGACCTCAAGCCTTGTTGTCTTCACGAGATCCATGTCGCCACGGCGTATTGCATTCGCCAGATCAACAGGAACCGTGTAGAAGTAGAAATGATCACCAGTGATGCTGTTGTACTTGATGTCGATGTTCATCAAGTCCCAGTGAACAATGGAGATCTTCGAAATCTCTTTGGTCAGTACGTCGCTCGGGTTCATGGCGCCATTGTAGTTGCAACCCCTGGTGGTACAATTGGCGTAGAACTTGAATCCACGGAACTTGACCCTGAGAGATTCAGCATTGTGCTTTACGTGGCAACGCGGGCACTCCAGCATGCGCATGAACGGATAGCTGATGGAGATGATTGAGTTTCCGTACGCATAGTAATCCATACCGCACTGCTTGAGAACGCGCAACAGCTTCAACTTTTTTTCAAGGAGATCTTTCCAGTACTCGGTAGACTTGTCGTCCTTGATTGACCCCTTCGTGTCATCGTTGTAGATCAGGCTGGTAATTGGATACTCGGCCATTTTGGCGATGCACTGAGCAATAAGTCCATCGCCAAGAACATACGCAGCTACGAATCGAAGAATGGCCTTGATTGTCCTTGGTATGAACGTACTCGTCATATCAAGGAACGGAGTGTCGTATTTCAGAGAGCCGCGAGTAAAGGCAATCTTGGTGTTTCCACTCTTATCACCACCAGTCATGTTGGTGATAAGCCCAGTTCCCGCTGCGCCTTCATTAGCCATGTTTTATCCCTGGTAAGATAGTGCAGCCAATTCAGTACGAACAATTCTGGCGGCCTGTATGTCTACTGGATTCTCTTCAATGTCACGACTGCCCTGTATGATCTCGCGAGACCTTTTCAGGATATCCTGCCACATGTTTGATGTGGGCACATGTACCATTGCCTTGAATCTGTCCTTCAGCCAGTCAAACAGCGACGGAGGAGGGCAGTAGATCCCATCATTGATAAAGGCGACGCACAGATACTTCTCCACATCAATCCCAAACTCACCATTACGGTCGGGACGGATGTGTTTTACTGTCTTCACCGCATTGATAAGCATACCAGGTGAAGGAGCCCTAAGGCATTCAAAATCAGCAATGCACCCGGCAAAAGATAGCGCAACTTGATTGAACTCGAACCAGTCAGAGAAGCAGCCGTCGCTGCGACAAACGTGCCTGATGGCGAATAGCTTGTCTCTGTTGATGTCTTCGAGTGATACGCCGTATTCAATGAAAAGCATGCGCTCAATCGTTTCAAGTTCCCAGTCATACCAGTCAGCTCCGAATCTTTCATTCATGAAGTCGTACATCTTGATGGCTGACGCACTGTCGTCGCTGAATATCGTTCTGATCTTAAACGCATCATCGCCAGAAGGTTTGGGCGCAGCGTCTTCAACCATCTTGGCGACCTGCGCTTGGATGGCCTGAATCGCCTGCTGGTCACCCACCATGTGGGCGTCCATCAATTTCTGTGCAATGTCGGACGGCACACTATCTCCTGAGTACGGCTGATATGGCTATCTTGGCGCTATTGCTCAGGCCCCTGAATCCTTCCGCCTGGCCTTTCCGTATGGCATCAGCCACGTCCTTACCGACAGTCGAAGCAATCTTCTCCATCGTCGACTCTGTGCGGGCGATCTTCTCGATGTCGTAATTGGTCAGGGAGTGCCCGACACTGTACGCATCAAAATGCGGATCGGCCGAACATCCAAATACGGTCATCACAGGATCTGATATCTTGCTGTCGTACAGACCGCACAGGTTGGCCTGCTTGTCAATCTCGGCAACAACACCGACCATCTTGACCGATTCAACCTTATCATGGCTTGCGACAACCTTGTCGATAAGGGCGGCGAGCTTGTCGGCCCCGCTGGTACCCTGAATGCTGGCATTCTTGATGAACGTCTTGCGATCATTCATGCGCTTGGCGAACTCCGGAGAATACTGACCGGTCTTCACCATGCGTGAATAGTTGTCGATCCACGGTCTGTCAATATCGACAGACAGGGCCGATGCCTGTTTCGACATATTAACCGCTATGATGACCCTGTCATCCGGGCTGAAGCGAGTCAGGTACCTGTCAAAGTACGCTGCCGCCTTCTCAAGTTCGGGCTTGCTGTTGATTGGGTACTTATCGCGAAGCGCGTACATGACGTCTCCTTTGAAATTATTATGGCGTCACACTACTAACAACATCGACAAGAACGCCGTTGACAAACTTAAATACTTTTGGAACGCCATCGGCTGTGATAGTATATGTTTTCTCATCAGTAGACGTACCAACGCCGGTCGTGGTTGGCGACGGCTTAAGAATTGATCCATCGGACAGCATCAATGTTCCGG